ACCGCTTTAAGGGTTTCTGGTTAGTGTATGGATTGAGGACTCATGAAAGCTCCTGTCAAACGTCCCTCACTCACGAAGAGCAGGAAGCCCCCTCCAGAGACCTCGGAAACTCCTCTCCAAGAGGGGCCAATAGCCTCCTGGGCCTCTATGCGGGTTGCTCTGCCTCCTAGGCCGCCTCCTAGCCCGAAGCCAAAGCGTATGCCCGTAGCCGAGCAACGCGAACTGTGGAGGAAAGCTGGTCCTTTAGCAAACACAAAGTTCCACACCATTGAGGAGAAGGCTGCTGCCCAGCGAGCCCACGCTGACAAGTGGAAGCGTACCAACCGCCCGATGCAGCGAGACATCGGCGAGTTCCCCCTAGATATCAACTGGGAACGCCGCCTCGCCTGTAAAGCCAATCTCCGCCTGTTCAACGAAACGTACCTCAAGGGCATCTTTTCCAAAGAGTGGTCCACCGACCAACTCGTCTGCGTTAACAAGGCCCAAACAGTCGTCATGGAAGGTGGCAAGTTCGCTATTGCCATGCCTCGTGCTGGCGGGAAGACTGCCATAGTCCGCGGAGCTACTCTCTGGGCGGTGCTCTACGCTCTCAAGCGGTTCATCTACAACATTGGCAGCAAGGAGCAGATGGCCCTCCAAACGCTGAAGATGGTCAAAACCCATCTGGTGAACAATCCACTAGTCCGCCAGGACTTCCCCGAGGTCTGCTGGGCTGCCTATCAGCTCGAAGGTTCCAACCGACTATCGCGTGGTCAGCTCTTCTTAGGCCAACCCACTCACATTAACTGGGGCGATGATGACGTTAGGTTCCCCATCCTCTCTTTTCCCACAGAATACCGGGACCACTACCTTGAACATGACCCAGAATCTGTCAAACACGTCGAACACCTCAATATCTGGGTGCCTACAAACGGAGGCGTTATCCTCCGCTCGGCTGGCATCGACGGTTCTATCCGTGGTGAAGCCGAAGCTGACCCAGTCTGGCTGACCCAACCACGCCCCGACTTGGTCATCCTAGACGACGTGCAAAAGGACCAAAAGGCTGATTCCCCACTTCTCTGCGAAAAACTCATTCGCCTGATCGACGGTGCTGTTGCCGGCCTCGCTGGAGAAGGCCGCCATATTGATGTTCTTATGCCCTGTACCGTCATCCGCGAAGGTGATGCAGCAGACACCTACCTAAATCCTCTCCTAAAGCCTGATTTCCAGGGGGAAAGGTGCCGAATGGTCAATTCTTGGCCAGAAGGCATAACCGACTACGAAATCACGAAGAACACCCCAGCCGGCAAGAAGTGGGGAGAATACGAAGAACTGAGGCGTGTTTCGCTTAGAGACAAGAAAAACATCTCCCTAGCTACTGAATTCTACGCCAAACCCGCCAATCGGAAGGTGATGGATAAGGGTTTTGAGGTTTCCTGGGCCAGTAGGTTCGATACCCGCTCAGAAATCTCTGCTCAGCAGAACGCAATGAACCTGCGGCTCCAGCTCGGGCCGATGTTTCTATCAGAATACCAGAATATTGGCCGCCGGCTGGTTGAAACTAGCGAAGTTCTCATTACTGCTGACCAACTTCTTAAGAAAATGGTTGACACAAAACGTGGAGAATTGGCTCCAAACCACGAATATGTCACCTGTTTCCTTGATATTCAGGACGAAATCCTCTATTATGTGGTATTTGCCTGTGATGTTGACTTCAACGGCACATTTATCGACTATGGCACTTGGCCAGACACAAAACACTCCTATTTCACCAAGCAACAAACCTCTTCATGGTCGATGATCACTAGCTTGTTCTTCCAACAGCCCGAATTCATGAAGTACAGGTCCAAAGCCATCCGCAATTCTGCTGGCAAGGTACGTGCTCCACTAGAGGCCAAGCTCTATTACGCCCTCAATCAGTGTACCACCATGCTCCTAGGACGCGAATACATCCGCCAGGACAGCTCCAAACGGCGTATGAAGATTCAACGCCTCGGCATAGACACTCGCTGGGGGCAAGCATCCGAAGTAATCAAGAGGTTTATCCGTGAAACAAAGAACCCCCATATTGTTCCCTATTACGGTGCTGCCTTCCCACCGACGAATCGCCAACTGGAGGAGTACGAACGCCGTGACGGTTGGTTCTTTGAGAACATGCTACACCCGAATGTCCGAGAGCCAAAGTGGGTCACACGTCCCAATCCCGATGGAATGTACTACATGCAAGCCGACGTCAACCGGCTCAAAGACTTTCTGTTCTCTCGTCTGGGAACTCCTATGGGGGCACCCGGTTGCGTGTCTCTACATTCTGCTCCTGCTGACTACCATGAGCTCTTTGTTAATCATATTTGCTCTAGCGAGTACCCCGAACCAGTTGGAGCACGAGGAATCGTAAAGAACCAGTGGACAGTCCGCGAAGGGACTGCCTACGACAACGACTGGTTAGACGGAGCAGCCGGCTGTATGGCCCTCGCCTCCTCCTTGGGTGCGTCTGTCAAAACGTCCGACGAGGACTTTAAGCCTATCCGCCGGAACCTATCCCAGGTGTACAACTCCCGCCGTGGTGCCTCTGTACCTTCTAACCGTCCCCACAAGCTGAGAGCGTGATGAGACACAACCTACAATCCCTGTTCTTCTTAACCTTGTCACTATGCTTCCTCTGGTGGGGGATAGCCGCCGACCGTACAGCCACTAACCTCCTCAAGCAGAAGGACGTTGAGATCAAGCAGCTCAAACGTGAAGTTGACTATTGGAAGCAACAGACAAACGTGCAATTCGCCAGAACCCTCTCTGCTCATGCTGACCTGGATAAGTATAAGCAAGAGTTGAACAACTACCGGAGGTAGAGTCCTATGGAAGCCTGCTCCTTCGACGAGTCCAACACGTTTCTAGGTCCGCCTGCTGGAATGACGGAAGACGAGGTCTATTCCCTGTCCATCTGGCGTGGTAATGATACTCAACACCGCCCCACAGTCATCTCCTGCTGGAAGCTCACCAAAGAGGAGCTCGAGGAGATCAACCGCACTGGTCGCGTGTGGCTCGGTGTCCTCGGTGTAACTATGCCTCCAGTCTGGTTGACGACTGTAAAGCCTTTCCGGAATTTGACTGATACTTAACCCTTGTGGAAGAAAACCAATGCCACTCGGCGAACCAACCGACAAATTCGAATGTCGCTACTGCGGATGCAAGCAGTCCAAAGTGACGGGCACCGAGGTCATCGAGCGTGAATTCCGCAAGAAGAAGATCACCACCATCAAACGACGGCGACAGTGCCGCAACTGTGGGATAACCTTCACTACGGTCGAGTTCCAACACGAAGACCTCGTAAAGTCGCCATCCATACCCCACGATTCGGCCATGCGGCCCGCCTACGACCTAGGACGGGCTGCTGGCAACCTGGAGATTATTAACGGGCTACTCTCACCAGCGGAGGCCCAAGCCAATGGCAACCCTTACCCTCCATTGCCCGCGGCTAAGGAGCCTTCTTCACGACCTTTCCCCACAGAAAAGCCGCCCAAACGTCAGAGTAAGCACTTACGGAGGAAGAAATAGCACTGCTAAATATGCCCTGGCTTGTGACCCGTATGAACTAATAAAATCCAAAGTAGCCGGTTGCACCCTTACACTCGGAGGCACTTATGCCCAAATTCGAAATTTATCAGCGAGGAGGTGACCAGCGGCGTTCTGGTCACTACGCTCTTCTGATCGACGGCGTTGATGCTGAGGTTACAGTTGACCCAAAACAGTTCCTCAAGAAGGCTTTTGATCTGCTGGTTGCTGATGGCGAGAAGGCCGGAAAGGACCTCGCTCCCAAAGCTGACAAGCTGGCTCATGATATGGCCGCCTACGTGATAGAAAGGCGGATAAGGGCTATCCAGGAAGCTAGGATTCCTGGCGGCGTAAACCCAGCCGGCTTCAAGTCCGGCGGTATCAACGCCTACACGTCCGCACAAAGGAAGCTGGCTTCACGTACTGATGAGAAACGTGCTATCGAGCTCTATCTGAACCGTGGGCATCTAAAGGGCCTGGATACTGCTCAGCGGAAGGAGCGACTTATTGCTCCCAAACATGACTGTGATGCCGAGTGGCTCGCAAACCGTACTGCCCTCATCAAGCAGCGTGAAAAGCAACTAGAACAGTGGGAAGGTGAGCACAAGAAGGGAAACCCCAAAGCCCTCAAGTACGTTGAAGCCCTCACGAGGGAGGTCGCTGACCTCACTGGCTCCGGCATCCAGAACGCTTCTCATGGTCTCCAGTTTGCCTTCACGCAATACTGGACAGGTGCCATAAACCTCGTTTCAGATGATATTCGCATCTGGCCGTTGATGACCAACACCACCCTGGACACTATCCGGGATGCGGTGGACACCTTTAGCGACATTACCGCCGACGAGTTTGATGGAGCCAACTACTCTGCTGGCGGTCTAGCCCTGGACAATCAAGCTGTTGCGGTGGACGATGCAAACGATCGTGCTGAGTTCTCTGCGGACGATGAGGTGGTCGCCAATCTGGGAGCAGGCACACGTCCCATCCAAGGTGTTGGCCTCGGAAAGTTCGTCGTGAACACCGCCGGCTCTCTACCCCTCCACTGGATCGAGTTTGCTTCCAACAAAACACCTGACGGTTCCAACTTCACCTTCGACTTCTCAGCCACCGACGGCATCATGCAGATGACCGGCTAACTCTTCTCCAACCTCAACCACTTATCTGCCGAACCGTCATGAAGACCAGAACCATTGCCGGAACCTCCGCAGCGGGAGTTGCTACTGCTCTAGCTTTGTGGGTAGCTTCCAGCTTCCTAGTGGAGGTTTCCCCTGTTGCCAAAGAGTGGCAAGAGTTTCCAAAACAGTTTGCAGACAGGGAACCTCCACCATACGGGGACTTCGGCCAGTGGGAAGCTATTGTCTTCAAGCAGACTGGAAACAAGTCCTACGCTCGCCGAGCGATTGATGCTGCTAGTGCTGCCTTCAAGCCCCTACCGTCGGACCTGAACGACTCTAGGGAGTACGCTCACGTTTGGCCTGTCCTCTACGAAGCTCTCCAGGGGGACATGACAGCCAAGGAGCGTGAAGAATGGAAAACCAAACTGAGCAGTTGGTCTCAGTTTATGGTAAGTAACACTCGCCTGAACGACTCAGACGTTGTTGTCGGTCATTACTTCCCTATTCTCAAAACCGACGGGTTGCTAGGAACAACATATTCTAGCAATCCAATCGTTCCCCAAATGTGGGAAGCGATTCTTTCCTTCTTAGTCCACGCCAAAAACGGGGAATGGATAGAAGCAGCAGTTGGCTACAACGAGGGGACTTCCCAGATACTCCTGATGGGTGCCTGGTCAGTGTCCCCCGACCTTTCAAGATTCCCAGAAATCAAAGCCTGGCTTCCAGAACTAGCAAAGCAGTTGCAATGGAATATAACATCCAACCTAAAGCAACCAGCCCATTGGGGAGACATCGAGCATCCAAGAGACATTCTTGCACATTCCAGACTTCCCCTAATGGCCCTAGTTGTTGGCTTGGGTGGAGACCAAGATGGAAAGCTTCTGGCTCTGCTTTCTCGATTGGCTCAGCAGTACAAACCCATTGACCTCTATCATACACTGTATCGCACATACTGGGTCTTTGATTCTAGTCTGCTACAGGCCAACCCACTTGCTGATAATCCGCAAGGCATCAGGACCACAGGACCAGGTCTCACCATCTTCCGTAAAGGCGACGACTTCCTAAACACCTTCTCGGCAAATCCTGTAGGGGTGGACCATCAGATGAACGATTGGGACGTTCGTCTGTACAAAGACGGAGAGTGGCTCCTCGATCACCCTCTATGCTACGCTCCTTGGGGAGTGTTCAACAGTGGCAAGGTCTTCGGTCTCGGTCCTATGGCAGATCGCAAGACTGTATCTGCTGACGTCATAGAAGGTAAGGCCAAGATCATAATGGAAACAAAAGGGGAGAGATACAACCAGCCGTACTGGGACCCTCCGCCTGCCTTTTTAACTCTTTGGAGACGTACAATACTCTACGGAACAGAACTGGAAATCCGAGACGACTTCGAGGGCACAGAGCCGACCAGATTAGATAGATACTACAGTTGGGACAGTGCTGCCATTAGTAGCAGAAAGCACAACTGGGAACAGACATTTCACAGTAAACGCGAACCAACCGAAACACCAGACGGGTTTATCTACCTTCTTGATAGCGGCACTCCTGTAAAGATCACAAGTGATGCTCCCTACCGCTCAAAAGAGCTCGAAGTCAAAAATGTTAACGTCGGCACTTATATGTCTGCCAGTGAAGAAGGCTGGTGGATGATGAGGTTGTCCTCCGATACACCGAACAGGACGAGCATTACCACAAGGGTAGGAAAAGACACCATCCCCATCCCACCTCCGCCGAACCCTGTTATTCAGTTTCCTCTTAGGTATGCCAACGAGCACCAAACTGTAGAAGTCTTCGAAGACAGGATCGAAATCCGTCAGACGCTCCCCCGCAGCAAGTGAGAGTTTAATCCATGGCTACTGGGATTGTTGAGGCTATTGGGACCATTATCGGAAGCACAGGCTCCGAGAGTGGGACTGCTGCGGACGAGAAGGACAAGGTGTTTGATGGTAGCTTCACGACCTTCTTCAGTGCTGCAAATGTCTCTGGGGATTGGGTGGGGAAGGATTTGGGATCGGCTGGTGTTGTTAAGAAAGTAGGGTTTGCCCCTCGACGTACAGATTCAACGCCAGCCGATGAAAGCGAATACGAGAAGCGTTTGGGAGGCGGCAAGTTTCAGGTCTCTGACGATCCGACATTCGCTACAGGCGTTACAGATATCTATACAATCCCCACGTTCCCTGTTTACCACTCCCTCCAATTCACTTACGTCGATATTGTTGGTGCTCCTAGTAGGCGATACGTTCGCTACTTAGGCCCCACAGGCAGCAGATGCAACATTGCTGAGATAAAGTTCTTTGTGGAGGCTGGCGGGCCAACTAGTGTGAAACCAGCCCCTCCTCGACCATACCCGAACGGTGGGCGGAAAACTGATGGGCTGTTCCATCCAACCAATACAAATTGGACAACATCGGGAACGACGTACTACAGAACAGATGCCACCGATCCAACCGAAAGTGATTCTGTCTGGCCTCCAGCAACGCTGGACGCATCGGGGGGTGCGGTTACTGTCAGACTCAAGACGTTTGATAACTCATTATCAACACCTGGGTCAGACGTTGTTATAACTCGGCCCTACCACCCGTACGGCTTCAAAAACTCACTTGACGCTGCCGACAAGTGGTATGACACCGAGGGCAACTCGTTGGAGGCTCACTGCGGAGAAATAGTTAGTGGTCAAGGTGGTGCTCCTCTAATCATAGACGGCTTCAAGTACCTGCTCGGAACCAGTTGCAATTTCTTTAGTAATGTAGCCGCCGGAAAGGACGCTAACGGCATTAACGGTATAAATCTTTATCGTTGTGCAAACCTCGAGCCTGACGACTTCTACAATTGGGACCCAGTTGGGATTATTGCTGCCGTTCCTGCCAATCGTAAGTACGTCATCCGTCCGCACATTCGTCAGCGGCCTAGCGATGATAAGTTTGTGCTATGGTTCTTCGGATATCGTCCAGCTAGAGATAACGATGCCTACTTTGTTATGACTTCTGCTGACATTGAACAGTTAGGTGGTTGGGCTGACATTTACCCTACAGGTATGCAGATTGATGGAGACGGAGGCTGGGACGCAAATCTGTACGTTGACTATGATGATGTTGGATATCGCCCATACAACAAAGATGATGGGATTGATATTCGTGTTACCCAGTTAACTGCTGACTACGAAAATGACACAGCCGCTGCTCCCATTACTGCCGTTACAGGCACCTGGGAGGCACCAGCAATGGCTGACTTCACGGATGGAGTTGTTGGGTTGGCTCACTCATTCCCGATTTACTATGATAGTGGAGGAGCGGTTTCGTTTCGTCCTAGGCACTCATTGTCACTCACGCCCACAGGTACGTATCGACCGGCTCAAGATTCAATGTTGGCCAGCCCTGTAGGAACAGTATTCAACGCTCAAGTAACATGCGTCTTGAAGTTTGAGCACGGCCTAATGGGCATGTTCGATTACTGGAACAAGACGACGATGGCCGATTCGCGGCCAGTCTTCATGCCCTATGATCTTTACTTAGAACCGATAACAACATTTGATGTCAGCCGCTTTGACGTCCCAGCAAACACACTGTCTGATGGTCTTGCGTATTGTTGGGAAATGAATGAAATTGGGGGAGCCGCTCCAGTAGATAAGGTCTTGAGCACAGTAGCTACTCAAGTCGGTGTTACAGACGATTTTGGAACCCGACTCAGGGTACAGGTAGTCGATAGCACTAAGGGATTTACAGTCTCGAACTCCGCACAAGTGCAACTTGGAACAGGTAGCTACGTCCACTCCTATCTATTTTCTCTTAATTCGGTGGCCGGAACACCAATCATGCTTGCTAAAGATGACTTTAGTACCAATAGAGAATATGGGTACTATGTCACAGGAGGCAACCTACATGCCTATGCTACCATTAATGGCTCCCTTCGTGACATCGACTTGGGTGCAGTCTCAATTAGCACGCTCTACCTCGTTCATCAGTTTTATGATAAGGTGCGGCAGGTGTACGGAGCAGTCAAAAATGGCAATTGGGCCGGTAGGGTTGAGGTCGATGTAAGTGCAGGCTCTGGGGATGCTCTCAATGGGACAGCAATACTTAGTTTCAATCACGCTTTAGGCCGTTACGCTGGCGGGGTTGGTCAGTCTTGTCTGTGGAAGGGTGTTGTTGCCACACAGCAAAACATTGAAGCCCACTGGGCCAATGGAACCATCTTACATTCCAGCAATTTCAAAGAGGAAATTATTGCAGATGTACCTACCGCAAGTATCACCGTTTCAGCTGCTGCTCTTAATGCTTTCTCTTCAGTTCCCGTTGATCCACAGGCTCTAGTAGTATCAGCCCCTGCTTTATCCACTGGTAAGCAAAGCCTCCTTTCCCCCACAGAAGTCACCGTGACTGCTTCTTCGCTAGGAGCAGGCAGAATCATCAGCGTTCCAACGTCCTCCGTGCTAGTAGAATCCATAAACCTGTCCTCTGTGCACGGGGTTCCGCTCATCACTTCAGTTGTTGTAGTCACAGGAATTATCCTTGAATCGGCAGGTAGTGTATCTGTTCCATCTGTTGCAGTTTCCGAAACAGTAACTAGTCTGAAAACAATAAAAGTATCAAGCGTGCCATCCGTAGCAGAAACAATTACTGCGGCTGAAATACTAGCTACTCTGGGAGACACCCTCACTTCTGTTGTAATCTCTGTCACGAGCTCTAGTATAACTCTCCACAAGTCTGCTGATGTTCCAGCTGACGATGTTTCAGTCTCCAGCGTCTCTCCAGAGATACTAACAGGGTCCACCTTACTGCCTGGAATACTCAACGTAGCAAGTAGCCCCTTGCTTTCTTCAAAGATACAACCAGTCACTCCCTCAGTGATAACTATACTCAGCCCCTCGTTTGATGAAGCCCAAGTGACCCCACGAGAGCGTCTTATCATCAACGTAACAGGCCGTCTGGTTATTGAGCTCGAAAGCGGAGAAGTATAATGACCTACCGTCACGAACGAGCAGTTGGGGACACCCTCTCCCCATTTGGAATACAACTCCAGAGAGGCGGTGCTCCAGTTAACCTCACTGGGCATACTGTCAACTTCGTCATGTACGATCTGGACGGAGCTCTGGCAATTGCTGAAACTCCTGCCACTATCACAGACGCCGTCAACGGTTGGGTGGATTATGACTTCCAACCAGCAGGAGTAGCAGTCGCCGGCAACTACATCGGCTTCTTCAAGGCATATGTTGGTGCCGAACCAGATACCTACCCGTCTGAAGACGAAGGCATCGAGATTGAGATATTCGACCCCGCAGCCGTCCGTACTCCGCCTGTTCCAGGCATCACCACCCAAGAGTTTATCGATCTAGCCAAGTCACCCCGCCGTACACGTACTGTAGAAGGAACGGTCGAAGAGCGTAGCATTGATGACCTCATCAAGGCAGACCGCTATGCCAAAGCTGCTGATCTTACTACCGTCCCGTGGGGCATCCGAACTGCTCGCACTAAACCTCCTGGCACCTGTTCATAACACTCATTAGGAAACCAACCAATGTTTCGTTCTGCCGAAGCTGTCACGCCTCACGACACGAATGATACCGTTTCCGGGACCACAGATGCTCTCTGGGTAGGCGGTGCTGGAAATCTGTCTGTTGTTATGCAAGGAGGCCAAACGGTCACTTTCACAGGCGTTCCGGCCGGCACCCAACTTGATATTCACGTATCCCGTGTACGTGGTACGGGAACCACAGCGACTTCTATCGTTGCCTTGTACGGGGTGGGATAAGAACCGCAGCCACACTTTTGTCAATAAACTCCACTAGTACGGTGTCCTATGGCCAATGAGATCACCCACAATGTTACCCTGTCTGCTAAGAAGGGAACATTCACCCTCCCCCGAGTTGGCAGCTCCATACAGTTAAACCAGACCGGACAAGGCGGCGGTGTTCCTGGTCAGCACATTGCGACCAATGCTGCACAAGGAGCAAATTTGGTGACAACTGGAGTCACTACGCTTGGTCTGATCTACTTCAAGAACGTAGATGCTGCCGCTGTAGTTGACTGGGGACCTGTTGTTGCTGCAACACTCCATCCAATCGGAACACTAAACCCTGGGGATCAGGCTTCATTTCGTATGAAAGCTGGTGCTGTTCTTGCTTTCAAGTCCAGCCTAGCCACTTCGCCTATTCAGGTTTACGTTTTAGAGAGCTAGTATCATGCACGGTCAACTTCTTGATGCTTCCGGGCGGCCTATGAGTGGTATTTCTCCCACAGAAACGCCACGCCCACTACCTCCTGAGTTAGCAGCTCAGTATGCCAGGGCTCTCAACCAGCTTATTCAACAACGTAGAGAGCTCCGTGCAAAATACGATGCTGCTCAGACATTCACATCCAACGAGAACCACTGGGCAAACGCTGACCATCTCGACCCTCACCAAGCAGCTTCTCTAGCCGTACGTCGCACACTGCGTTCCCGTTCCCGTTATGAAGTTATGGAGAACAATCCCTACTTGAAGGGTACACTACTTACGCTTGCCAACGACTTCGTAGGAACCGGTCCCAAGCTCCAGATTACAGACAAGCGGTTCTCTCCAGCCCGCCGTCGAGCCATTGAGAAGCGTTGGAACGAGTGGTGTGAAGTCTCACGCTTCCGGCAGAAGCTATGGCGTATGCGTATGGCAAAGATCACGGATGGAGAGAGCTTCCTTATCCCCTTTACCAATCGCAACCGGAGGATAGATCACAAGGTATTACTCGACTTTCACATTATAGAAACCGACCGCATCTCCTCCGAAGAGCCGGCCCCAGACCCGAGACGCCGCATAGGAGAAATCGACGGCGTACGGTTCGATTCCTACGAGCAGCCAACTCAGTATCATATTCTCTACCGTCATCCAGGCGGCTCTGCTCGTAACCCCTTTGCACCTGCTTCTGAACGCAATGATGGGAAGTGGGTGGATGCCAAACAGGTAATCCATTGGTTCCGTCAAGATCGAGGCTGGCTTCGTGGCATCCCTGAGCTCACACCCTCTCTACCTCTGTGTGCCCTTCTTCGTAGGTACACGCTCTCGATCATCCGCCACGCTGAAGTGGTCGCCGACTTTACTATCCTTCTGGAGACTGACAATCCAGCCTCGCCAGCCCCGTTCAATATGGACGCTTATGGCAACTTGATTGATGACCCCTTTGCTGTTTGGCCAATCGACATGGGAATGATGTCCAATCTTCCCTTAGGCTACAAGGCCAAGCAACTAGAATCCGTCCCCCTTGGGCAACAGTACGACGCTTTTGTGGGAGCCCTGCTACGCGAGATTGTCCGTCCCATTCTAGCCCCCTACAACATGGCCGCCGGCACCTCCAAGGACTCCAACATGTCTGCTGGTGTCCTAGACCAGCATATCTACAAAGGCGGTCAGCATTCCGAACGCACCAGTTCCGAAGAGGACGTGCTCAACATTGCCTTCCCCATGTGGTGGGAAGAAGCCATCCTTGTTCGAAACTACCTCGGCGACAATATGCTCTCTAGCGACAGGATGGGATATATTGCTCATCGCTGGAGATGGGACCGTGTTGGCCTCGACCACACCGATCCTGACAAAGTGGCCGCCGCTCTGAAGACGCTACATGATAAGCGGTTCCTAACAGATGCCGACATTCAAGAAGGCCACTACAACCGTGACGTTGACGATTGGCGTGAGGAGCTCCTAGAGGATGAGCAGTTCCGTGGCAAGTTGAAGCCTGTCAACCCGGAGGATACCTACAAGGTTGACAACGCTCCCGCTCCGGCCAAGCCCGGTTCATCTTCTTCCACAAAGAAGAAGCCGGCTAAGAAACCAGCCCGCTAAATATACTGTTGCTTGAGAGGAAGCCGACCACCTAAACTTCAACATGGCTCCTAGAAGGCTGCCCCCAGCTAATAAAATCCAAATGCCTAAACACCTCATAATCCCTGGCACCATTTGCGGTACTCGAGCTCTGAAACTCGAAAAGGCCGACTTTGAGTTTGTTGGCAACCTAGATGTTGCCGCTGCTTCAAGTGAAGGTGACAAAGAACCCCAGCTAACCCTCATGGCGAACACTGGGGTTCCGATGGACCTTGCGGGGTTTCCCTATCCTGTTGTTGTTGACATGAAGGGAGCCAGGTTCCACAAGAACAAGACTCCTATTATTGCTGATCACAAGACGAGCAATCGTATTGGCCATACGACTGAACAACTCATCCTTAAGGCCGGAGAAAAGAGTCTGCTAGGTGACAAGAAGGTGATAGGTCCCTTTATTGGAGCAAGAGGGGTTAGATCATCCGACATGGAAATCGCGAAAGGGATTGTTACTGACGCCAGGAAGGGCTTTCCGTTCCAAGTCTCAATTGGTGCCAAGGTACTGGCAGCCACCTTCGTAGATGAAGACGAAGAGGTGGATGTCAATGGGAAGACCTATGAAGGTCCGATCATCGTTGCGACAAGGAGCTCTATACGTGAACTTTCTGTAACCGTTCTAGGAGCCGATGGCAATACGGAAACGATTGTCGCGTCTCGCTTGAAAAAGGAGATTGACATGGAGTTTGAAGAATTCCTCAAAGACCTTGGCCTGACGCTGGAAGGCATGACGCCCGAAATCGAAGCCAAGTATCGCCAACTCTGGAAGGGCTCTGAGCCGCCCAAAAAGAATGCGAAGAAGGGAAAGCGTCTCAAGGCTCAACCGAAGGACGACGATGACGACCCTCCCGACGACGAAGACCCGCCGGACGATGATCCTCCTGCTAGCCGTCGCGTACGTGCTTCCAACAACTTCGATCTCAAGGAGTACGTGACCAAGCGTCGCCAACTTGACGCTGAAGAAGATGAGCGTCGCGGTTCCATCGTGGCGGTTGCCAATCGCTTTTCGGAAGCGGGCATCACCAAGATGAAGATCGGTGGCAAAGAGCTCACCTTCGAAGCTGCACGTTCCCATGCTATCCGTGAGGGCTGGGAAGCCGACCAGTTTGAGCTCGAATGTCGGCGTGCCTCTCGTGTCGACTTGGAAGCAGGCGGTCCTGCCATCCATATTGTCAACAAGGAAGTCGAGAACGAAGCTCTCGAGTGTGCCATCCTCCGGCAGGCAATGATGCCTCTCAACGAAGTGAATGTGAAGTCTGGCACCAAATACGGCCTGGAACACATTTACAACGAGAAGGTGCTTACCGCCTCGGAGAAGCAGCAGTATCGGATTAACAACAGCATCGAGAACCTCTACCGTTTGCAAATTGTTGCAGCCGGTAAGAATCTCGGCTACTTGCGTGGAGAATCCAACATCCAGGCCGAAGCTCACGGTGCCTGGGTGAAGGCTAAGGAGCTCAAGGCTTCTGGCTTTTCCACCATCAACGTGGTTCAAGTCCTCGAGAACGTGATGCACAAAGCCGCCATGCTCGGCTTCGTAGCCACTGAGGGAGTCTGGCGGCAAATCTCCTCTGTCCGTTCCCTCAATGACTTCAAGATTCACGCTCTCTACCGCTTGGACTACCAGGGGCATTTCCGCAAGGTGGCTCCTGACGGCGAGCTCAAGCACCTCAGCTTGGTTGACACGAAGAAAACCATCCAGGCAGAGACGTTTGGTGCAATGCTGACGATTGATCGCAAGACCCGGATTAACGACGATCTCGGTCTCGTGATGAGTCAGGCACAGGGCTTCGGTTCCCTCGGTGCTCAACGTATCGAGGAAGCCCTCTTCGTCTTACTCCTCAGCAACCCTGGCTCCTTCTTCGCTGCTGGCAACGGCAACCTGCTCACAGGAGCCGCTTCGGCTCTTGGTCTCACTTCCATCGAGACTGCACAGGTTTCCTTCCGAAATCAGGTAATCAACGGCAAGCCGATCTCGGTGGCCCCGTCGATCCTCCTGGTTGGAACCACCAACGAGGTTTTGGCTGGCCGAATCTTCAGCCAGTCCAACCTAGAAGTAACCACCACCGCGAACGTCCCCCAATTCGCAAACAACCCGTTTGTTGGACGCTACCGTCCAATTGGCAGCGGCTATCTCAACAACACTTCGATCACCGACCAGGATGGTCGTGCGATCAGCGGGCAGTCAGCAACTCAGTGGTATCTGATTGCTTCCCCCAACGCTCCTCAGGGTGCTGCTCTGGTTATCGGTTTTCTCAATGGTCGTCAGACTCCATTCTTCGACCAGGAGGAAACCCAGTTCAACATCCCCGGTGGCATCCAGATGCGTGGCTACTTTGACTTCGGTCTCGCCATGCACATTACCCAAATGGCTCTTAAGAGTGCTGGAGCCTAGCTTCGCTTGCGGACTCGTTGCCCGCAGCTTCAATCGACAGTTGTTCCAGACTCCACCACTCTGGTCGGGCTGGGTAGGGAGGCAGAAAGATTAGCTACCTAACTGTTCTCCCTGCCCTCCTGACCTACCATTAAGAAGGAAAATCAACAATGGCCAAACGCAAACACGAAGAAATCGACGTCAACAAGATCAAGGAGTTGGAAGACATTGCCCGTGGCGTCGAAGGCTCCCAAGGGTTCGTGACCATCAACTCCGAGCTCGCTGATATCTATGAGAAGCTTGGTGGCAACATGGATGATGTTGCTGAAACCGGAGCAGGAGCCATAGAGGTTCCCTGTGAAGACCTCTGTGACTGCATGTTCGAGGAACCCGAAGTTGATGAAGCCACAGGCAAGAAGCCTCGTGGCAAGCACAAGCGGGAAGCCAACGAGCCTCCTCGCATGGCTCCTCGTCCACAAGGCCGCAGCCGACTGGAGAAGAAGCTCGGCGAACGTGTTACTCGGGACAGCGACTCCGTCGGCCGTGTCCATCGGGAGACCACCAAGCCTGAGGCTGCTGAAGCCAGCACGGTTCCTGCCGGTGAGGGTGATAAGCCCAAGAAGTAGGTCTTCTTCCCTTTCCTTCACAAAGAGCCCCACAACCAACAATTAGGAGCCAATCATGGCACAGACACTTGAAGCTGTATTCTACCGAGGGAATGACCAGAACCGGGGAGACTTCACACCTTCCGGTTCCTCCCCTGGCGTTGGTAAGGTCATCGATCTGGGTGGTGACATTGGTATCGTTACCAGCCCGGAAGGTTTGACCGATGGCAAATTGGGATCAGTAGCAAAGGCCAATGTCTTCAAGCTAAAGAAGGCTGTTGGCGGAGGCGTCACGTTTGCCCAATCCTCCAAAGTCTTTTGGGATACAGTGAACTTTACTGCTGTTGCTGCTGCCGGTGCCAACATCATCTACGCGGGCATCGCAGACGAACCTGCCATTGACGGTGATGACCACGTTAAGACGGACATCAACAAGATTCTCCCCCAGGTTACTACTATGACCTAACGGTCGTAGTTTCGTTGGCTGCCTTCCCCGGACCAGTCCCCCTGGCGATCCGGGGAAGGCGGAGAAATCCTTGTGGCTTATATCTTCCAAAACAGATTGCGACACGTTGGGCAACGGATGACCCAGACCAACACGGTCCGGGCGGTCTATGTAGGAATACGTTCCGGCGTCACCTACAGGATTCCTCTAGACGTACAGCCTATCCTGATATCTTCTGATGAGATCACTCCAGGCAACGCTTCAGCCACCAGATTGGAGTACCAGGATTTTGGAATCGAAGTCATACACCTCAAGAATCTCTACCCACCGCTAGAAGGCGACAAAGTAGAACGCCTCGACACACACGAGAGGTTTACAGCCGCTTCAATGGGGATGGACGAACCGCCTTTCCAGCACACCACCTCCAACCGCGAACGTATTCTGGTTCACACTCACAGAGACTCCAGGGGATACTAGCGAGACTGAAAGTCTCACTGTGCAGTCGCTTACGCTCCTTTAGTTTTGATGTAAACATCAAACCATGCCCCACCCAGTCACACTTATCAGAGACGAAGTCCACCTCCGTATAGGAGTACGCAAGGCTGCCGAAGAGTTCACCTTTGCCAATAACTTCATTCTTGAAAAGACCTGGAAGCCCTTTGAGTACCTAGAAGACCTAGCGGACCCAGAACAGTTCCCACACGGCAAAGTGTACGTAATGGGAGGCCGGCCTGGAGACCTGATCAACCGCTCCCGCAACAATACAGCCGGTCCTCGCGACCATGGAGTCATGCTTGGATTCCAGATAGTTATCCTGAATCCACAAGACGATGCTGAAATCGACTCTTACCTATCGTTTATGCAAGAACTGGAAGACGTTTGCCAGAAGCTGGTGAACCTCCCCCCGTTCTCGTTCTCCCGTCTCGAGTATGCCTTAGACCCAGAAGGTATGCCCCTCAGCTTTATAATGCAGAGGAAGGCACAGACCTTCGAAGCGTACTTTACAGCTTTCTACACTCGCATGGTCCCTAACCTCTAGGAGGACTCTATGGCTGGTTTTGAACCGCTCACCGGGCATCGAATGAAGGCGTACCGTAACACGGGAACGCCTGCTGTTCCTGTCTGGGCTCTTGTCTCCGAAATCGGAGACCTATCGATTTCCGATCTAGCTCGTGGCCTAGCCGAGCTCAAGCGTCGTGCAAAGGACTTCACCAAGAACCTTCCCACGCTTATCCAATCTATTGCCATCGAGTTCCGCCTCCACTACGGTCTTGGTGCTACTGCCTATACAGCCATCCGAACCGCCTTCTTTGCTGGCAGCGTTGAGGAGTGGGCCTTCATGGGCGGCCTGATTACTGACCCAGGTGTGGAGGGACTCCGGTGCCCTGTCCTCGTGGAACAGTTCCCCTTTGACCAACCCCTCGAAGACGTTGCAGGCCACGACATCCGTTTGGCTATTGGATATATGGTGGCCTCCGCTGTTGAAGTTGATCCATCCTGGTTCGTGGTCGCATAGCCACTAACCCGTAGCCCCCATTTTGCCAATAAACTCCAAAGGTACGGTCGCCTCGTCGGCTCCCTGCCTCTGGAGTGGTTACTCCATAGGTGCCACATGCCCGATGAATCACTCGCCGACTCTGTCCTCTCCAGGATGAACAAGCCCAAAGAGGAACAAGCAACTCCTGAGCTTGGATACATAAAGGTCCAAAAGGGTGAAACATTCACTCTAACCTGTCGGGAGCTCGCGGCTGTTATAGCCAAGAACCCGGATCACCCTGTTGCTCAGGCATACGCCAAAGCAGTCAAGAAGAATCCTCCTGATGAACCGCTGATCATCGAGAAGATCGATCTCCAGGCCATGATCGACAATAAGGAAGTCGAGCTCATCACCGAGTCTGGAGAAACGGAGATTGATGGTATGAAACTTCCAGCCAACTTCCAAGTAAAGCGTCTCGGTAAGGAATACAAGAAGCCGGAACGCCAGGGTTCACGTTTCTCACCTGAGAATACAAGCCTCCCCAACTCCGGCAAGAACGAAGGCCCGGCATCTGACACCAACGCTGGCGAGGAACGCCGCGACAGGTTCTCCTCGCCGGGGACCAAGCGTACCTAATCACCCATTCGGACCTCGTGTCCTCAAGGGTGTTTAGACGCAAGCATCTATACACTTCCCTTCTCCCACAGAAAGCCGCCCGACCATGACCAGAGTTAGCTGCCTACTGTTCCTCCTGTTCACTTCCTCAGCACTGGCACAGATTCAAGTGCCAGACGTTGTAGCTCCATACGATCCGATTGTTGCAGGATGCAACTGCATAATCCCCAAGGATGGGGAAGCTATGTTCCTATGGAGAGTGGATAATGCTGCCAAGACCGTTACCGCCGAAAACGGTAATAAACTCCACGTATGGGCACCACCCGGCCCACACTGGATCGAAGCCACTGTACTGGTCAAAACCTACGAGCTCCTCCAGGTCTCTATTCCCGATCCGGCTGACCAGTCCAAAAGAATTGTTGTTGACCGCAGGGTGATCTCTGGGATAGATATCCAGCAATACAAGAAGGACTACAAGGTTGGCGGGACACCCGTTCCACCTGGACCTGGCCCCGACCCAACTCCTGATCCAGACCCGGACCCTATTCCTGGCCCCGGTCCTTCTGATCCGTTCGCTAAGCACTTGTTTACACTTCTCAAAGCACTTGGTCCTTCCTACTCCAAGGAAAAGGCTCTCAAGATCGCTGACAACTACGAAGGCGTAGCTTCCAAAGCAGTAGCCACAAATGAAGTCAGAAGCCTGCAAGACTTTACGCTTTTGACCTCTGTTGAAAATGGTCGCCTGTTCACGCCAGACGAAGCGGCTATTTGGGGACCAAAGTTCTTTGATCCAGGACTGTCCCAGTATCAAGCAAACCTCTTCAAAGCCAGAAATCTGACGACCACAAACATTCCAGGCATCGCTCAACTCTGGCGGGACACAGCTACTGCCATAAGAGCAGCCGTCTTTTAGGAAACTCGTTATGCTTCCCAAACTTGTCCGTGCTGTTGGTCTAATTATCATTACCGGAGCAGTCTGTTGGCTCCTCTGGTGGCTTGTGGGATTCATTGGTCTTCCTCAGCCATTTAACAAGATTGCGATGGGCGTTATAGCTGTTGGTGCTGTATTCGTCCTCACCGGAATCCTGATGGACCTTGGAGGATACCCACCTTCCAGTTACCTAGGAAAATCTGCTTAACATTCCTGACCAGGAAATGAACCATGCCCGTAACCAGAGCAAAAGAGTTCGTTGGCCTCCAGTTCGAACAATGCCTCGCCCGCGTGAGAGGCGTTCCCGTTCAGGAGCTCACGAAGCCAAACGACAAGGGAGACGACGTTGACGCTTCCGACTTCGTCACTCTTCCCAAGCCCGCTGAAATCCTGGACATCTACAACCGTGGCTTCCAGGGCATACGCACCGACTCTCTTATTCCTGAGGAGCACCGTAAGTATCGTGAGTGGCGGGCTGCTTCACCCACCCTCTACGAAGTATTCCCCTGGGCACGCGACATTGGCAAGGGGCGTATCAACACTCCTTACCTAGCCAACCTCAAGCAGATTCCTGGCTGGGGAGGTCTCAACGCTCAGGTACAGGGTGACTGCACAGTACACGGAACCCAACACGCAGCAGAAGTGGACTACTGCAACGATTCCCTCTGGGGACAGGCCAAGTTCCTCGGCCAACTTGCTTTCGAGAACATCTACCGCTCTCGCGGCTTCAATGGAGATGGCTGGTCTTGCGAGGCTCCATGTGCCTACATCGGTCCAAATGGGAAAGGTGGTCTCCTCTACCGCAAGGTCTATGAAAATGGCAGCGAGAAAGTTGACCTCACGAAGTATAACTCCTCGTGGCAGAGCAACGGGAAAGCCGGTGTGCCATCATGGCTGGAAGCCGAATCTGCCAAGAACAAGGCAAAGTGGATCATCCCGATCCGCACGCTTGAAGAGCTCCGCGATGCTCACGCAATGGGCTTTGGCACGAATATCTGCTCAGGCCAAGGCTTTAGCAGCGGCACTGACAACGAAGGAGTCGCAAAAGCTTCTGGTGGATGGTCTCACGCCATGTGCTCCCCAGCAAGCATCAACAACGCTTGGGCCGCCAAGCACGATGACATCTGCCCAATGATCCAGAACTCCTGGGGCAACTGGAACAGCCGCAGCGGTAAGCCACCTGGAGCCCCGGACATGCCCACAGGTTCCTTCTACGCAAAAGGCTCCGTCGTCGCCCGTATGCTCAGCGGTGATGACAGCTATGCCATCTGCTCCGTATGGGGCTTCGAACGTGTTACCTGGGAAGCCTTCGTCACACTTGATTTTATCAAGCAGATGCAGGACTCCACTATACAAGATTACTTCAAGACTCGTCAAGAGAAAATCGTCGAGCAAGCCATCTCGGCTGCTGACTTTAATGCCCTCGCTACCTAGGAGTATTTCATGCGTCTGATCGATCGTCTCCGTCTCAATCGTGAAGTCATCCAAGCCTACAAAGCCGCTCGTGCCTCTGGCAAGGATCACGATGAGGCTTCTGAAGCCGTCATGGAAACCATGCACCAGAAGTACAGCTCTGGGGCCGCCGGTTTCGACTTCGCAGCAATTATTGAGATCATCCTAATGATCCTCGCGTTGTTTGCGAAGTAACCACACCTCTGTTCAAGTGTTTCCTGTTACCTTACCCTTGTGGAAGAAAAACAATGAAGAATCTACTTGCAATCTCGTTGGTTATCGCGTGCTGCGGTCTATGCTGTGGACAGGACATTTCAGCCTCAATGTTCAGTACCGCCCCGGCCGTTCACGCGGAGTTCTTTGTAGCTACCCAGGTACGACCTGATGGAAGCTATCCCATACAACGTAGCTATCCTGATGATTTCTCTGCTTCCCCTTCACCAGCCCAATCGCCGGCCCAGGTACATGAACATCACCTTCCCCCACAGAAGCCACAGCCAACCCAGGCTCCTGTTCAGTATGCTCACAAGCACCAACAAGCTGAGTTCACTTGTGATGAGGCTCCCAGGCGTGGTATCTTTCGTGGACGAGGTTCCGGCTCAGTCTTTAGAGGTTTCTTCTCCCGTGGTGCCGAACGTCGAGCAGCCCGTCGTTCTGGGGGACGTGGTTTGTTTGGCCTAGGTAGTTGCTAAGTTCGTCGGATACCCGGTTGTTGGAGAACGAGATGAATGGACAGACAGCAGTCGAGCAATTTCTCAAGCACGGAGCCATTTACGGAATAGGAACGGTATTTCTGGTCTGCGTTCTACTGCTCTTCCTGTGGGTAGCAATGAGCACAGTCAGCGTTCTTAGAGAGTGGGCTCCTAAATGGTTCCAGGCAAGCATCGACAGTCACAGGCAAGTATCCAAAGGGGTCTCACGCCTCTCAAAATTGGTTATTGCACTATTCAGAAGAAATGGATCAACCCATGAGGCTACCATTGAGCTAGTTGCAGCCTTCGATTCCTATGTATCAGAGAACCAGAGTAAACTTGGCATTAACAGCGACGTTATCTCGCATCTCAAAAATGCGAAGAGAGCTCTGCGTAGCGGTACATATGATCCTATATTCGATGGGGGCTCTGAAATCGAGGAAGACCAGGAGAATGGCTATGGCAGGAGGAAGCGAAAACCAACCGACGAATCAGCCGAACAGTCTTGACAAAAACGGAAGCACAGCTCCCGCATACATCAAGATGGTTCGGGTTCCCGTGTGGGTAGTCCGAGTTACAAGCGGACTCATTGTCATTCTTACTGCTGGCACTGCCGCAGCCTTCCTCCTTGTGGTGCTCTGGATAGTTCTGCTCACAATAGGGCTAACCGGGCACAGAGCCGAAGTCAAGAAAGCCAGAATCGAAATTAAGAAGTTGGAAGAAGCAGCAGCTAAGCAGAGAGTCAAGAACACCGCAGAATTAAAGGAGGAACTAGAAAAGATCAAAGAAGAGATTGGCACGGTTAAAGAACAGGTAAACCCGACCACCAAGAAAGACTAGACCAGAATGAAAACCTTCAAAGATAAGAAAGGACGAGAATGGGATACAGAGCTCGACCTGCTCACCTGCCGACGCATCGACGCTTCTGACTTCAAAGCCTACTTCAAAGAACCATTCTCTATCCTCGACCTCAAAAAGGAAGTGCTGCGGGACATCGTCCTGAAGTCCCCCTTTACCTTTGCTGTCATCTGGGCGATCGTGCAACCCCAGGCAAAAGAGATGCACAAAGCTGGCACCTTTCCCATCGACCCTGATACCGACCCAGAAGCTGCCGAGCTAGAATTCGTTAGTGGCATCAACGCCAAGGCGAAGCTAGACGGCCAGCAAGCCTTTCTGGAGTCGATAGGAGATTTTTTCCCCGAGCTCAAGACCGTCTTATCTACATTAGACCGGCAGCTACGGAACTTGAGCAACAAGATCAGTCAAAGCGTATTGGAGACCGAACCGCTGCTGGAGACACTGCTGAACGAGGACATGGACCTGGCAGTCAGCCAGATACGGGAAAGGCTAAAGAAGACCCAAGGCGAACGAGTTGGAGAAATGTTGCAATCCTCGCAACTCTTGCCGGCTGGCCACTGAACGAGCTCTGGCGTCCAGGGGTAACCCTACGCGACTTGATCGTCTGCCACGATGCTATGGTCCTCAAGGAGTGGGACCACACATCAACAATCCACGCTGCCCTACATAACCTCTCTGTAATCGTCCTCAACATTACAGGCAGGTCCAAAGTCAAGCCAAGAACAGCAGCTTACTTCCATCCCTACCGTGATACCCCTCTCGAGGGCATGAAAGTTACTGCAAAGAACATCGGCGTGCTGAAGCTACTCGCCGCTGCACTTTCCAAACACTAGCTTCAGGAGACCAGTTACCATGTGGCTCAAACTTCTTGCTGCCCTCACCAAGTTCAAAGACTTGGCCCCCGAAATCATGCAACTGATTGAACTACTCAGTCAGATGCTGACGAAGGTCAACGGCGGCAAACCCGTAGCAATGTCCGGCGAGCTCACTGCGGAAGCCAAGAAGGTCAAGACCAAGCTGGTCGAGGCCGGTCTTCCCGAAGACCAAGCTGCTCGCGGTGCCGAGATCGCGTCTGCATTGGACGATCGGACGTAGAAGGTGTGACCTGAAGGTCAAACCATGTACATCGCTCGCTCACTATCTGGAGCAAGACTGACTTCCGGCTCTGCTAGGGCCGGGAGTCTTTTTCGTATAAAGCCTCGAGTACAGATTCAGTTCTTTGACCGGAGTATAATCAAGACTCGGTGGCCCAAGTTCAACCGCGATCCTCTTATGCACGCTGGCAACCTCGTCATGAGGATTGCTCGCGGTAGTATCAAACGTCGCAGCCACAAGACAACATCCCCACCAGGAAGGCCGCCCTACTCTCACGCCAACACTCCGAGCAACAAATACGGAAGAGGGAGGACTACTCGCCGTGGTCGCTATATAGGACGCACACCGCCTTTTAAGCAAATCTTCTCAGTGCCCATACGTCTAGGCACTGGAGTCATGGTCGGTATGGTTGGCTACCGAAAGATCGGTCCAGCCGTTCCAGGTCTCCATGAACATGGTGGAACAGCCCGCCGCAAAGTATTCACCCAATTAGGACAACGTCGCCTCAAGAGTGGTCGTTATGGAAAGAAGGCTACCATGTTCAAGTCGGCTATGGTCCACTATCCCCAGCGGGCCTTTATGATGCCGGCTCTCATGCGTGCCCGCCGTCGCCTTCCTAAACTCTGGTTCAACAGCCTGGGCTATCGTGGTTGATCATCTTTCCCCACAGAAGAGCGACCCACCCCCTGACTGGATTCCTTCAGCCTTGGTCCTGGTTGCTATTCTTCTCCTACTTACTATAGCTGTTCTGCTACCTTGGCTTATTGCCCAGTTTGGAGACTAGAAGTCTCCAGCTACATTCGCTTCGCTCACTAGCGTTTGACCCTAACGGGTACAATCGCTAATAAAATCCAAAACCTATGGCTGCCACAACACACGGAATCAAAGCAGGCAAGGCGTTCGTTCTCATCGAAGCAGTTGACATGACTGCCAAGATTCTGAACCAAATCCGCAACCGCATTGGCAGGTTCGGTTCTGAGATCTCCCAGATCGGAACCACAATGGCCCTCCGAGCAGCAGCCGCTCTAACCCCTGCTGGCCTTTCCCTAGGAGTATATGCAAAGTTCGACGACTCCATGCGGATTGTTGAAGCTCGTACAAGAGGCACTGCCGAAGAGATGCAGAACCTCCGCGAGCAAGCCAAAACATTAGGAGCTACCACGGCCTTCACGGCCACACACATTGGACAGCTAATGGCTCGCTTGGCTCAGTTTGGAAAGAGCCGCAGTGATATTGCCAAGATGGTCGAACCTATTATGCTCCTCGCTCGTGCTGGAGGAACAGGTGAAGACCTAGGCATGGATATCATCCAGTCCACGGATGCTGTTACTCAGGTCCTGGCTGCCTACCGTTTAGAAACAGCAGAGACAGCCAATGTAGCAGACCTTCTAACGGCTGCTGTAAACAACTCCAAATTCTCGCTGGAGGAGATGTCCACAGCACTTCAGTACGCCGCTCCAATCGCCAAGAACTTCAACGTCCCTCTAACCGACTTGCTCGCCGGGCTGGCAGGCATCCGTGAGCTCGGTGTTGATGCTTCCATTGCTGGCACTGCCTTTCGCAACATGCTCCTCTATGTCTCTCAAGCAAAGGAGCGGGAGGACTTCAACAAGAAGTTACAGGAGCTCACTGGAAACACTATTGAGTTCACCGATGCAGCCGGAAATCTCGTAAACCCGCTCGAGATGCTAGTTGGCATCTCCAAGGCTCTGGAAGGTGTAGGCAACCTCGAAGCCAGCGATCTGCTTACCCAACTGTTCGAGACTCGTGCTACTGTTCCAGCAATGGGTCTCGGCAAATCAGTAGACACTCTCGCTCGTATGCGCACCGTTCTGGCAGACGTAGCCGGTACAGCCAAACGTACGCATGACCAGATGGAAACTGGTATCGGCGGAACCTTCCGCTTGCTCGAATCAGCAGCCGAAGCAGTCGCCATTGCCATTGGTGAATCTCTAGACTTGGCTATCCGCAATCTCGGCCTCCACACCGAACATACCCTTGGTTCCATCCGCGACTTCATCAACGCCCACCGTGGATGGATAGTCATGACAGTGGCTACCGTTGCCGGCATTGGGTTACTGGGAGTCTCCCTGGTCCTACTAGGGCAGTCCCTACATATGCTCAGCGGACTCAGCTTCCTGGCTATTGTTCCTTTGCAACTCATCGGTCTACTCTTTATCCCAGGTGGTGCCATCATCGCTGGTGCTATACTACTCATTTCCCTTCTCCCACAAGTCCGCCAAGCCTTTGCGGACATGGCCACCAACTCAGCATCCAAAGTGACAGAACTAGGCAAGAGTTTTCAAACAGTAATGAATGATATTGCTATGTATCTGGGTCAAGGTCAGATTGAAGAGGCTGCCAAGCTAATGTTTGCTCAACTGGCAGTCATCTGGAAGGAAGGTGTTAATGCCCTACTAACCATCTGGGAAGATTTGAAGAAGGCTCCCAAGGCTGGCTTCATGACTGTTGGTCAAGACGCCGTTCTAATGATTGCTGAAGGATGGCTGGCCGAAATGGAAAAAGCACCTGCTGGAAAGTTCAGACCAGGAGCGATTGAGCAGCAACGAGAATACGTCCGATCTTTGAAAGAAACGATGGAGGGCTCGTTGCTGGAACTGGCCCACGATCCAGCTACTGAGGCTGCCCGTACTGCTCGCAATGCAGAGCTGGAAAAGCTGAGGACCGAGCTCGAAACCCTAAAAGGTGGTGCCGAAATCTTCCGACAGCTTCTTACCGAAACTCCCAGCCCCTTTGCTACCAGCCCAGAAGTCAACGCTCAGACCCAAGCCGATGCTCTCCTAAAAGCTGCTCAGAACCTGATCACACCCGGCCAAGCAGTGGACACTGGTCGCGTGGCCCCACACGGGAACCCTGCCGCCTTACGTCACTCCACCGAAGCAGCCAAACAGTTCCAGGAGAACAAGTTCTCTGCCTTTGGCAAGGAGCTAGAGAAGCTAGTAGCCCTCGCCGGGGACCAGGACGAGAAACTGGCCATGATTGAAGTCAACACTCGCAATGCCTTAGTGGGAGTATAGCCCTAATGATTCTTCTCGGTACCAAAGAAGGGGAACGTAATGCCTACATTCGGATGGAACAGGAGGAAGCCGGCTACCTCAAGCGAAAGACTTTCCAGGACTGTCACTATGTACTAAGTGACACTATTGACGATACAGAAGACGACGTTGGTGACTTTGATGAACTTCCTCAGATCGACGACGAGAAGAACGGCACGCACGTTGTAGGCCGTAAGTTCAAGGAGATGAACACGGTACGCCATCCAGTTACTGGCGTTCTAGCCACCTTGTGGGAAGTGGAAGTATCTTATGATTCACGCTACCCAGGTGGGGACGGTGAGGGTGGTGGCACTGGCAACACAGAAGACCCGACTGACATGCGGCCCAAGCGTCGCCGCTACGTAGAGCAAGAGAAAGAAGCCCTAACTCGTGATGCTAGCACCGGCCTTCCAGTTGTTACGCAAGCAGGGGAGCCTATCCAGGCTGAGAAGCATCAAGCCATTTACGTGGTTGAGATAGAAAGGTTCGAGCCGTTCCCACTCGACGGCCAGAAGTATCTTGACTACGTGAACCACACTAACTCCGGCCCCTTCATGGGAGCCCCTCGCGGGTGTGCCTGGCTCGCCGAGATGGAAGATGAAGAAGTTATTGTGAACGGGAACGTGTACGCGAAGGTTATCTACCGCCTCAAGTTCAAAATCCGTCAGTACGATGATCCACAGACATCAGATGTGGACTCCACACCACAAGAGGATGGCTGGATGGTCGAAGTCCTGCACCAAGGGTTTATGTATCGCCCTGAAGCTGGCGACGATCCTCAGATGTACATTGACCCTAAAACTAAACAGCCCGCTCGCGTCAATTTGAAAGTTGACACTAGTGACCCAAACGGTCCACTGTTTGCTGGTGGCACACTCCTTGAAGAAAACGCTGATGCCCAATTCCTGAAGTTTCACGAGTTCCCCTATACCGACTTCGGCCCCTTGAACCTGGAGTTTTAGATGCCCGCCTATGCATTCAAAGACCGCCGGGTAGCTGAAGGGCTAAAGCGTGATTTCTACCATCGTCATGAACCCTTTAACCTCTTTCTCCCACAGAATCGCCCCCGCACTGCCGAGATTATTCGCGTCTTCAACGAAGCTAGTGAAACAGCCCCAAAGGGAGGCTGCCTCAAGGTTCTGGGTGAAGAAGAAGTAACAAAAGAAGGTTTGGTCTGCTCGTTCGACAAGCCAGATGCAGTCTTCCAGCTACGTTACCTAGTTGCTCTACATGAGATAGAAGACCAGAAGTATGGATGGGCTACTTATCTCTACGAAGCTGACTGGATACTACGCGACGCTACTGGCACTCCGCTCCCTGGACAAATGTGGGGGCCAAACGCCGGTGAATGGAAAGTGTTCAAGGACTGTCCCGGCTTCCTAGCCAGCGGTGGCACCCTAACCGAAGACGGGTCAGTCTATCTTCGTGCCACTCAACAGTTCCCTGCTGTGGTCTATGGAGAAGCAGACGGTGATATTCTAGAAGACGCCACAACCGGAACCGTGAAAGTCCGCAAGGCGTTGGGAACTGGGTTAACTGGCCAGACTATCGAGGACTGTACAAATCTGTCAGTAGATATCGACAACATGAAACCTGTTACTGTTGCTTTCCCCAACGGTCTCCCACTCGTAGCCGGCCTCAAGTGCCCGGTGGCTTAAATGACTTTCCCTCGTGCTATCCGCTGTCCCAACTGCGGCTGCGAGATTGTTGCCTGTCTCGTTAAACTTGACAACTTCACACGCACGGCCGCTGGCCCTGGCGCTGATTGGGAGGAACTAGACGGTGCTTGGCCTACAAACGGCTCTCATCTTAAACCACCGACCGATGGTGATATTCGTTTGGTTCAGTCTGTACCAACAACATCAACGGACGGCTATCGTTGGAAAGTCACGTTCAACTTTGGTAACGCAAATGGGACAGTGCGATTCAAGGTTGACTGGGTCGATGACGCAAGCGACGACACATACCACTACCTAGAGTTCACGGCGACCGCACTTGCATCGGCAACGATCCAGCTATTCTCTATGTCTGCCGGGACGCCGACAGCCTTAAACGTGGCAACACCTATCCCTGGCTTCGACCGACGCGATGACAACGTAGTGTCGGTGTGCGTCAACGTAACGGAGGGTGAGATTGTCGCTTCTGTTGATCCCGATGGGGTCATTGAAAGTTCATGGGATTACAGCGTTACACTAAACGGCGGAACGAAGGTGGGCTTTGAAACTATCGGTGTCAGTACAAATGCCTATTTCGATGATGCTGAGCTATCGCGACTCGGCGGCTCGTTGGCCTGTGCAAACTGCGATGTTCTGCAACCATGCACAGGGCCTTGTACCAATTCGGACGCTACACGACCCAACAAAGCGCTGCCCAACATTAAAATATCAGTCGCGAATCTGCTGGAGGGATTTACTGACAACACACGCTGGAAGAGTGTTGCCGTCGTAAATTGCAGTGCGTTTGGTGCAGGTGACATCTATGACGTAGAAGCTGGGAGTAATGGCGTTGACGATCGTACGTGGGATGTCCCTGCTCTAGATGGAACCTACATAATTCCATTCGCGAGTTGCGGGGCTGTGACCAATCTGTCCCCGAATAATTACAACGGCGATGCTGTTAGTTACTCAAGGGGATTCAGTGACAGGGTTGTAACGCAAGGAATGATCTACAACCAAGGCGAACGCCCACTATCGTTTAATGGGTGTTTCAACACTCCATGCAGTCCTTCCCTGTCGGATATGAGCTGCTCCGCCCTTACTTGGCACACTGTCCCTTTGGAAATTCTTTCCACTATCTGGCTGGTTAAGCTATCAGGCGGGACAGGTTTTAAGATTGTTGCTCAAGTGACAGTCCGAAACATCACCACGATGCTAGATCACACAGTCAACGGCGGAGCATCGCCGCCGTATGCATGGGGGGATTTGGATTTCACATCCTGCGGCTCGACGGTAACCTTCATTAACGGCAATGCCTGGTTCCAGGCGGATTGGGACGGAGACTGTCTTAGCTGGAGCGGTGGCGATGTTTCGCTCGCCTATATCTCTGATTCAGGACATGCAGAGCTGGATTTCACAAGCACAACTGTCAGTGTTGGCAGCCCATGAAACGAGTCATCCGCTGCCCCGGCTGCGGCTTTCGCGTTCGGCTACTCGAAAGCGAGTGCCCCTATACGTGCATCTGCCGCCGGCTGGTGTCGTTTGGGGGCGTGGAGCTGGAACCTCCGCCGACTGTCGTGAAGCCGCCCGCCACCTGCGTTCACCTCGGCCCCGAAGTTCGCCAGCAGGTTTGTGACACCTGTGCCGGCAAGCAGCGAATCAAGATCTTTGGCTGCACCATCTATGGCGACTGCACGCTTGGCAAGAAGCTGGACGGGTTGGCGTGCTGTGCGACATGCCCCGACTACTCGCCGCCCTAACCACCGGCCTCGCCTTCCAGCTCGATTGAACCGACCCGCTGCCATCCCTGGTCCGGCTGGCGGTTGAACGCTCGCGGGATACGTAAACCCCAGCCCGCTACTGGCAATTAACCCGCGCCCACGCTGCTCGGCCAGCCTAGCAGCCGCCTTAGCCAGCACGCCTAGCCGCAGCTTGGCAGCCCTCGCCGCCCCTAGCTGGCACCCAGCACCCTTAGCCGCTCGGCTGCCCGCTAGGCCCTATTGTGGGGCTTTACGGGCATACACCCCAACTTGCCCAGTTTACGCTTTTGCCTAGCTTACCCAGCTTAACAGGAAGCACTGGCACCTAGTTGGTGGCAACCTCCGAAGGTTGAATGCCTTATGGCAATAAACGCCAACTATGCTAGGTGGCTTATATTCTTCTGTGGGAATACACCCTACTGAGCGGTAAACTAATAAACGCCAACCCCATTCCTAGCACCCTGCCAAAAAGAAAACCCCCTGCTGGCAGACCATTCTACCAGAGGGGGCCACAAGGGGGACGCTTGTATTATAGGCGGCTCAGGAAATTTTGGCAACCTTCCCGCCACGCAGCTCTACGCTCGCATACCAACTGTGCGGCTTCGGATAGTGCGGGCCTTCTACTAAAATCTTTCCATCCTTTGGAGCAGGCGGGCCTAACCCTGGCTGGAAGAATTCCACCATATCCCCACGAGCCACTGCTTCTTTGAAAGCCTTCTTCGTCTGAAAATTTGGGTCCACGTACATAGCACTTTCTCCTTTCTCCCACAGAAAGCGTGGGGCACGGGTTAACTATCAAACCAGAAAACCAAACGCAACTTTTGACCAGGGTTTGCTTCTGACAACTCTTGCAGAGCTGCCAGTCTGCTGACCCCAAACATTTCCCTATAGGTAGTCATCCGACCCTCACCCGGCTCACAGGTACATCCTCCATCTGTGTAATTCGGAGAAATCTGTCGCGTTACCCTTCTATCCTCCACTGGTTTGTTCCAGTCAAATGCTAGCAGTTCGCTTACCAGGAACCAGGAATGGGTATGTCCGTCACAATCCCAATTGTCGGCTTCCTGCTGTACACCTTCCGAGACATCTGGCGGGAGACCTCTTGGTTCGCAGATTGGCGGGTTAGCCGCATAGTTGCGAACTCCAGCCAACACACCAAAATAATCATAGCTCCGCCACTTCAGTGGCTCTTCGAGCTCGTGAAGGTGGACCCACTTATACTTTACTTTCCGCTCAAGGTGAATATGTATGTCACAGCCCATGTTCATTCTCCTGTGTGTGTGTGTGTGTTACTAACCTGGATACTTCAACCACAGATTCTTCAACGCCTCTTCCCACTGGATGCCTGTATCAACATCCGTAATGTTGGCTACCGTTCCTGACGGACCCTTCACCACTTCGTCAATCGTTCCGAACCAGTGTTCCCCATCCGCATCCCGCACCCAACAGGTATCCCCCTCCGACCACGTTTTGTCCTTCCGCTGCTGGTGCCCCTCCCTATTATCGTCCACCGTCAAAATGTCCAACGGATCGGGCTTCTCCGGACCGGCCACATCAATGCCACCCAGCCTCGGCTCCTCCGCCAGCTTGGGGCGGTCCAGGTCATCCGTCCGCTTCTTCATGGCTACATCTTTATCCTGCACCTTCTTCTGGCCATCCACCCAGAGGTTGAACGCCTTGATGACCATTCCCACGATTTCATCCCTACCCAACCCGCTACCAGCATCCACCTTGGGCAGTGCTTCCCGCAACACTAGGATCGGGTCTCCTGTTTCTAGCTTTGCTCCACTGGCCACTTTGGCCCAGAACTCCTTTGCTTTCTTTTCCAGCTTGAAGTCTAGGGCTTCCACACCTTTTTCCACAAAGTCATCCGGCTCGGTGGTGCTGGTGGACATCAGATATAGCAACCCAGCCGCATACCCTAGGCTGAGGAACCTGGAAATATGCTTGCCCCCTTTCCCCATACCACCTTCTAGTCCCCAGATATAGAGGATACAGTCTTCAATACGTTTGTGTGCGTTAATAAAATCCAACGCTTCGCTATGGGGGAAGTGTGGTGCATCGCTAATTGACTTACCCCCCGCCCGCAGCCAAACCAGTCTCGTGGCATTGGCTAGGATGTTGCACAACTGCCTGCGTGTGGAGGTGGACACTCTGGGCGTGGCCATCTGCTTTCCGTTCTGCTTCTCTTCCTCCACAGAAGAAGGGCCGGCAAACCTTTCCTCCCTGTAGAACAGGTCCCCCAGCGTACGCTTCTGTCCAAGGTCCAACGTGTCGATAACCTCCGGGCTGGGGTTGATTCCCCGCACTAGGATGACCTCCATAGTCAACGGGCCGCCATGTCCCCAGTAAACCTTACACTTATCCTTCCAGCCCTGCCCGCCGCCCTTCTTGCCAACATCCTCCCTTCGCATTTGTTCTGCCAGAATGAACGCCACCAAACGGTGCTGGCAGGACTGTGCGTCTCCGAACCAGTCGAAGACCATCGTCTCCCCGTTGAGCTTCCACTTGTTACGTAGAATCTCGCTGGCATACCGTTTAGCCAGCCCATCCCTAAATGGACGGTTGGTGGCATTATTCTTCAGAAATACCTTCACCCCGTGGATGTCCCGCAGGTGGAACTCCCCTTCATCTACCGGGGTCCAACCAATTAGCTCCATTGCCTCTTCGACCGTCAGGGCATTCTTCCCCTGCCGCACGGTGGCCGTAACCTCCTTGTACACTCGCTCCCGCTTTGCTGGCTTCGTTCTGACTACCGTCTTCTGCGGATGCCCTCCTAGCGGCTCCGGCCGTATCTTCCCCCGCATGGCTTTAACCGCCTCGTCTGAAAGCCCACCTTCGAGGACGCTGGGTCGGTTTCGTGGTTTGACTGCTGTTTTCTGCATGACTGTCTTCCTTGTGAAATGTGGATGTTACCACTTCTTCCCTTCCCCCACAGAGATCACCGCCTGCCTGTCTTTCTGGCTTTACGCCTACGATATCTCTTCTTGTAGAACGCACTCGACTTCTTGGCCGCCTGTTCCTGCAACTTCTTCCTGGCAGCTATTGCCTGTCGTATGGGGAGACTGGAAAACTGGTCCTCAGGCCACTGCCACCCGTTTGTATCGCTGACGAACAGCCGCCCAAGTTCCCTGACGTCGGGCACAAACTCGGTACTGACAATCTGAACCATTGTTAGACCTCCATGTTACGTTCTGCCAACTTGGTCTTAACGCCACGACGCGAAACTTCCTTCGCTCGAGCGGTTCCATAGGTTCCACCGTAGCGTTCTTGGTAGCAAGCGTTCCACATATCCAACAGCCCCCGTGCCATAGCTACTTTCCCATGGCACTTCAGGGCTGTAAGGTCGATTCCAGCTTCCATAGCTGTTAGGCAAACTAGTCTTCTACTTCTCAGACGAGCCGTATGTGGCTTTACCTTCGGCCCTTCTATAGCTGCCAGAAGTTTACACAAGCTCAGCAGGACTTCCAAGTTACCTGTTCGTTCTGCTGTAAGCTTGTGATTTGCCAGAAAGCTGGCCCAAAGGTTCATCAAAGATTTATCAGACATCTAACTATTCCTTACAAAAGAGGCGGGGCTCACACCCCCGCCGTTGTGGTGTTGGCTACTTGGCCGCTCGACTGTAGGCTGCCTCAATGGCCGCCGGGCTGGAGTCGTCAACCAGTGACTTGGCAATCCGGTCCCAACCAGCCACCTGGGAACGAAGCTGTTCTAGTTGGAGTTCCAACAGTCGAACCTGATCCCCTATTTCCTGCAACTTGGCTTCTGCGAACTCGACCACCACGCCAGGATGGTCAAACGTGTTTTGGAAGCTCTTTCCCACAGGCTTCTTCTCTGCCGGAACTGCTCCATTCTTCTGCGACTTATACCACGCCTGGGCCTCCTCCTTCGTGCAGCCCTTCTCCTGTTGAATCTCCTTAATCTGCAACCAGTAACCCTTCACACGATTCGTAGCCATGTCCAAACTCCTTGTGTTAAACTCTGAGGCAGCACACTGCCACCCCGCACTTGCCACCCAATATATACGTATAGGGGCTGCCAGCACAAGCACACCCGCCAAGTTTGCCACAAACCCTTACCCGCCAATGCTTTACGCTAATAAACGCCACCCCTAGCTTGCCCCCTGCCCTCTGCTGGTAGGCTGGGGGTTGGCAGCAACAGCAACCACCCACATACCCCATAGGAGGAAGTCTAATGAAGTAGAGATGTCAGCCACAGAACCACGCGAATGCAACGGATGCCGGTAACACAATTGGCAGTGTACCTCCCAGCGGCAGGTGGCCTCAGGGCCTTCCTGGTTACAGACCTAAAGGTCTTGCAACCTCGCTTACGGAGGGTGTGGGGGTTCGAGTCCCCTTCGGCATCCTTGGTACGGAAGTCCCGCCTGTAGGTAGGCGGTCTGTCAGGTTCCACTCCGCAGCGTGACCACACCACGGACTTCCGTACCGCCAACTTTGGGAGGCCCAGCCTGTAAAGGGGTTGGGGGCTCAAGCCGTAAGGCCAGACATCAGCTTTACCTGATGACCCCCCGTTCGTAGATGCGTCCAAGACGGTGATTCTCTCTTGCAGAGTAGCCCGCCCTGTGGTGGAAAAGCTGGAACCCTAGACGCTCCTTTAGAGTTTATTGTGCAACATGCCCCAGATCATCAAAAACTTTAAGAGGCCCAAACCTCGCGGTCGGGTGTCGAGCAAGTACCCCATCGCTTCCTGGTTCGAGAAAGCACGCAAAGAAACGGACTTCCAAGCTGGCAAGGGCCTCAAGCTAGTCCGCGGAGTTGACTACACGTGCAGCTCCGAGTCCATGGAAAACCGTCTCCGTAAGGAAGCCACTAAAGCTGGCATCCGCGTAAGTATGTTCCCAACCGTAGAGCATATTGTCATGTTCTACGTAGGTCAGATCCGCACTCCTGCATCCCGTTCGGCTAACAACCATTCGGGACCAAAACCGTGTGCTACTGCTGCCAAGTCTGCGACCGCGTCCACTCCGCCAAAGGGCCAGCCCTCCTAATTCGTATTTACAGGGAGCTGGAAGTTCCCAAGTTTCGCCTGGCAATGGTTGACCGCTTTGTTCCCGGCTTCGGCTACCGTAAGGAACAACTGCGTGTCCACGATGGAACTGCTACCCGCAAGGAAATCGCCAAGGAGCTCAAAGTCTGCTCCCTGTGCTTTGAGGGCTACGGGAAGGGCGTCCCCCTGGAAAACCTCGCACGGATGAACCGCCCTCAGGAGCCTGTACTCCGTGTGACGGACGCGAAGCTCATGTCTGTTGACCAAGATGGACGTCCCGTGTTTAGGGTTCTGGGTCATGAGGTTCTGCGGCCTGCTCCAGCTTCTGCCTTTTCCCCACAGAAAGCCGCCAGCGGTCCAACTGTTGCTGCTATTAGCCGTGGTCCATTGGCCATGACGCCTATACTTCCACCGAAGAAGCGGAAAACCACCGATGAGCTCATCCAAAACCTGGAAGCGGAAGGAGGAGACTCTCGCCAAACTCTTCGGAAGCACCCGCCGTCCGCTAAGCGGGGGAAACAGCAAGACGGGAAGGGACGACAGCCTCCACCCCAAGCTGTTCCTCGACAGCAAATACTCCAAGGGTCTGCCCATAATGACCCTCTGCCAGGATAGCCGCGAGAAAGCGAAGGCAGAGGGTCGCACCGCTGTTGTGGGGCTGTTCCGTAGAGACATCCCCGGCTGTATTCTGGTTGTACACTCCGCAGACTTCTACACTGTCTGTGAGGAGTTCCTAGCCGCCCGTGGACTCAAAATTGTGGACGTGTAAAATGACAGACATTGGAAAACCACTGAAAGAAGATAAGGTTACTATCCGTGTTCTCAACTGGAAAGGAATCGGTTGGACGATTGTAGGCTTCTCCTATCTGGTTGGTCTCATCTACTTCGGCTGGAAACTGCCTTCTCTTGTTCCGGACTCCGACCCAGATTTCATAGACCAATTCTGCGGTGCTTTCGCTTGCTTGATAGCCGGAACTGCTGGAGTTGCTTTCTTTGGCACTCTAGCGATCACTATTATTCAAGGAATGTGGGAGTGCTGGCTCACTAAAGAGATAGAAGTGGACCTTGAAGATATTCCTCATGCAGGAACAGGTGATGGCTTATACTCTGATTACTACTCCAACCGGAGATAAAGATGCTCGACTACGTCTCATTCGCAGACAAGAAGGTTCACACCGCCTTTCTCAACCACGAGGTTTCCTGGTTCGACTGCCAACTCTGTCAACTTTGCCAAACCCGCAAGAAGGTGGTCCTCTTTCGAGGCTACCTGCCCTGCGACATCCTGTTCATTGGAGAAGCCCCCGGCGAGGGTGAGGACGCTATCGGCTACCCCTTCATCGGAGAGGCGGGCAAGTATTTCGATAAGCTGCTGAACTCTGCCCTCATGGCCCCCTACGAGGACTGCCCGCCTGAGTGTAGCCTCTGCGGGAGGACTGTGTATTCCAACCAGTGTTCTGCTTGCGGTTGTCCTTGTGCTCTCTGTAAGATTGGTATCACCAACATAGTCGCCTGCATTCCCATCCAACCAGATGAGGAAGCCTTGGGTAGCGGCTCCATCCGCCCACCTACCAAAGACGAAGCAGCCGCCTGTCGTCCCCGCTTGGCCCAACTGATAGAAATCGCCAAGCCCAAGATGGTCATCTGTCTCGGCAACATAGCTGAACGCTACTACGCCAAACTCAAACTACAGATACCCTTACGGACGTTCCTGCACCCGGCAGCCATCCTCCGCAACGAGGCTCTTTCTTCCCAGTCCCTCCAGGAGAAGCGTTGGCTGCTCAACATGGGAGACGCTCTCAAAGCGTTGAAGGAGTTGAAAGATGCCTGACTATCGCTTCTGTCCCAAGTGCGAGGACATCTGGCTTTCCCACCGCTGTCCAAACCCTGCGTGCCGCGGAGCCAGCACGCTACCTTGCCCAGCTAATAAACTCCACAACCTACGATTGCCAGCCAACTATGACCCAAACAGCCCAAACACGCCGAACAGTCAGCCATTCGGGCATCCTGCCCTCAAGGGCCACACGACCGAAGGATCATATAGCCCCCAAACCGTCGGAGGTGTTGGCTGCCAGCCTGGCCCGCCGGAAGAGGGAATCAAAAGCGAGGGCTGCTTCGGAGGTCTCCACTACACCAGGACCACCTACCCTTGGGGAGAGGTCTACGTTTGGTCAAACCCACCAGCACCAGAGCTCGGTGAACCAACCTACCTCTACACCAACCAAGACCCAGAAGCTCTGGAAAGGCCCACAGGAGGACGGGATAACCTTCAGCCTCCTGAGCAAGTGGATCAACTGCCGCCATCGCTTCTACCTACGAGTGGTCCACGGCCTCGTGGAAGATCAAGGCTTCAACCACTCTATGGAATATGGCTCACTCTGGCACGCTGCGGAAGAAGCCTTCTGCGGTGGGCATCCCTGGCAGCCCGCCCTCAAGAAGTATTACAACCACCTGATCAAAACATACGGAGGAAGCGAAGCGTTGATCAACAAGTGGTACAACGTAGCCCTCCAACAATTCCCCCGTTATCTGGAATACTGGAGGACCCACGGCGACGAGAAGAGCCGTAAGCCCCTGCTGGAGGAGAAGGCGTTCTGCGTCCCCTATACCCTTCCTAGCGGAAGGACCATCCGCCTGCGGGGTAAGTGGGATGCCATTATGCTTCTTGACTTTCCCCACAAAAACCGCGACTCCGAGCTCTATAAAGCCTGGATGGCTAACTGGCCTAAAGCCAAAAAGGGAATATCCAATCAGGAAAACAAGACAAAAGGTGAAATTGACGAGGAGGGCTTGCTGAAGACTACAGACAGGAACCTGCAAACATGTCTCTACCAAATAGCCCTCCGCGAGATGATTCGCCAGGGGATACCAGACCATGAGGACTTCACTGCTTTACGGGGTGCGGTTCAACTAGGCTTCCCTCTCGTTGGCGTTCTCTATAATGTGATCCGTCGTCCACTATCCGACAGATACGCCATCAAGCAGAAGGTAGCCGAAACGCCCAAACAGTTCTACGAACGACTTGGCAGCCAGATCGATGAAAAACCCGAACACTACTTCAAGCGATGGAAGATCATTCTGACTGACGAGGACATTGAACGCTTCAAGGTCCGCGTGTTCCACCCAATCCTGGAAACCCTCTGCGACTGGTGGGAATGGATAGCCGCCGACCCAGCGGACCCCTGGCGTCCACGTCTGATAACTCGCCTTTCCCCTCTGCCCGTGAACAACACCCTCCACTTCCAAGCCCCCTGGGGAGTGTACGACACCCTCGGACAGGGCTACAGAGGCGACTACTTTGGCTACCTGACTACTGGCAGTCAGGCTGGTCTGAAGAAGATCAAGAACCTTTACCCGGAGCTAACAGGATGACCAGCGGCGAATTTGCAATTTGGCTCATGCTGATTGCTATCTCCGCCATTCTGGAGTTCCGTATACTCCCCGAACTAAGGAGAATAGCGAATGGCCGAAACTCTGATTTCTGCAACCCCGGAGGCAATAGTAAACTACCTACTGACGTGTGACCTCCGCACGCTGGTTACTATCCAGCATCTCTTGGCCTTACAGGGCATTGAGCTCAACATAGGCACAGGAGAAATGATTACCCTTCCGCCTGACTCACAAGGAAATTAACATGGTACACATTCCTGGCATGGGCGAAGTACAAATGATGCATCTTGGTGGCCCAACGGACAACTCTGAGCTTCTCGCCAAAACGGCAAGCTGCCTCATCGAAAACGTAATGTACATGAAAGGTGCGGCTCTAAAGGAGACTGCTGCTCTTCATCTAACTACTGAGGAGGATGTCGCTTATAAGGCTGCCCTCATCTTTGTTACCAGAATGCTGACTGAAGACAAAGAGGATGACACCGACTAGTCAGTGGTTTGTTTACCTTCTTCTCCCACAGAAAGACACCAGATCATGAGCCGCATAGAACTGCATGACAATCCTACGTCCGCTCTTCTGAAGATGTCCGAGGGTAATCCTGGGGCTCTGAATGTCTGTATTAACCTTCTAAAGGAAGGTGAACGTATAGACCCAGATTCAATGCTAGGTGGAATTGGGCCGATCCTAGCACTGGATTCCCTTGGCATCTACGGCTCGAGAATCTGGATACTCTATAAGTATATCTGTAACCAGTCTCTTGTGTTGACTATAGCTGTACTACGAGCGGTGCAACTAGGGTTCCTTAAGGAAGAGACATTGAAAACGGCTATTGAACCTCACGGTAGAGAGATAGAACCTCTTACTCTCTACAATCAAGTAAAAGAGCGACTGCCACGCTTCGCTGATTTGGAACCTGCTGAAGCTGACACAACGGAACGTGTATGTTAGGCGACCACGACTCCGACCATTATCAGGATACTAAGTACATGGCTACAACCACTCAACAACGACCCATCCGCAAGGGGGCACCTCCCCCGGCAAACAGGAAAGCCCCTCCTAACGGAGCACCAAAACCTGATGAGGGGCTGATCATCGACCAGGATAACGGCCTATTCGGTCTGCCTCCCTTTACCATCGTCATGCACGGTATCCCCGGTATTGGCAAAACGTCCATGTGGGCACACCTCCCTGACGTGGGGTTCATCCACGATCCACAGGAGCAAGGTATCCACAACTTGGTCACGTTCAAGCGTGTTCCCAAACCTCGCATGATCGAAGAAGCTGGTAACTGGCAGGAAACCCGCAACCTGCTGGCGGATGCCTGTACCGGGAAGTTCAAGATCAAATCCCTGGTGCTGGACTCCCTCACAGGCTTCGAGAAGCTCTGTTTCCACCACCACTGCCACGAGCAGTTCGAGGACAACTGGTCCAAGGATGGGTTCTACGCCTTCCAGGCTGGCCCCAAGAACGCCGCCAAGACTGACTGGCCAGATATTCTCAGCGATCTAGACGATGTCCGCCGGGCCGGCATCAACGTAGTGGTCCTCGGGCACAGCCAAGTGAAGACCTTCAGCAATCCTCACGGGGTCAACTACGACAAGTACATCCCCTACTTGGATAAGGAAAGCTGGGCTCAAGTCTGCCGTTGGGCCAACGCCGTGTTCTTCTACAACCAGTACGTCGAAGTGAAGAAAGAAGGAGGTAAAGGTAAAGCACAAGAAGATACCATCCGTCGGCTGATCTACACCGCCCCCAACCCACTCTACGAAGCCAAGAATTGGTGGGGTATGGAAGAAATCCTCAACGCTGGGGAAAGTTCCCTAGATGCGTACAACGCCTTCTGCAAAGCGTACAAGAAGGCGGCTGGTTTGCGGTAGGCTCTATTTCCTGTTTCTATTCTGGAGCCTCGCTTCGGCACCGTCAAGCAGATGATTGGGTCCACGACGTTCTTCGGCCTCTGTGTTATCGGCGTATGCCGAGCAAACCGCGGATCGAGCTGCACAGTGGGAGGCTCCTTTTACTGTTCCTTGTTACCATTCTGGAGTTTATTAACATGGCTGAAAAGACTCGTGCCCAACTGCTCAACGACCTCAAGCGTAAGTCCAAGGGTGGCTGGGAGCAAGCCCGCAATGTGGAACCTAAAGCCCGAGGAGGAGGCGGTCTCCCCCCTCGCTTGAAGAACATCGTTGGCGTCTGCAAACACTGGAAGTTTGCCGCCACTCAGAAGGGAGACCCGTACTTTACCCTCACGTGCATCATCAAGGATGACGCAGAACTGGAAGGCCGCCGGGCAACCATCTCTTGGTTCATCAACGATTCGGAGTACAACACGGTTGACGAATGCCTCGAAATGATGGCCAACGACCTCGCCCTGGCAGGTGTTGAGCTCCCCGATGACATCGACCAGATTCCCGCCTGCCTTGACGACCTCTGCGAACGTGGTGTCCACCTGCTCCTCAATACGGGTGCCGAACGGAAGGGTGGCAAGGCCCCCAACGTGTTCATCCAGGGACCAGCCGACGGTTACGCTGACGAACCACAACAGGGAGCCGGTGAGGATGCCGGCCGTGAATCCCGCCGTGCCGCTCCAGCCACCTCTGCCAACGGTTCTGGCGGCGGCTCAAAACGTAGAGCTGCCCCCGCTGCTCCAACAGAACCCGACCCTGCTGACGACGTAGTTGCAGAAGATGATGGTGTTGTGCCCGCCAACGACGATGATGCTGGCTACGTCCCACAACTGAAGGACGAGTACGGTTACACCTATAAGGGAGAAACCCAGCGGTTCACCGTCACCAAGGTTAACGAGGAGAAGGGGAAGGTCCAGCTTACCCAGAAGGCCAAGCCCAAGAAGGGCCAGAAGCCTCTGGTGCTGAACAACGTCCGCTTTGAGAAGCTGGAAGCGTAGGGCTGATGGGCTGTCTGTTGGTGGGACGGCCGTACTCGCGGTCATAGCGTGCTCTGGTCCCGTAGCACGTCCCCAAACGGGGCTTCTTATTATGTCTAGGAAACTCCACATAGAGCCGAAGCCAACCCGCTACCGCGGTATTCTCTATCGCAGTCGCCTGGAGGCTCGGTTTGCTTGTACGTTGGACAACTGCACTAATGTCTTATCGTTCACCTACGAACCTAAGGAGTTTCTTCTCCCACAGAAAGGCTGGACCTACACCCCCGATTTCAAAGTGGTCTTCTACACGGACGGTCAGAAGGTCACTATGTACTTTGAAGTGAAGCCCGCCATGATTTCCCCAGAATACGAAGCAGTGCTCCAACTATTCGCTCGTAGGGTGTTAGATCACCCGATCATTTGCTGTGTCCTGGACTATAGGCGAGGTCAAGCACTGGCCAAGGTCTATAGCCGAACGATCATCAGTCCCTTTGACCTAAGTGGCCCATTTCCTGATTTCCTAGCTGCTGCTAATATCGCTTCCAACTACCGTTTTGACCTTGAGGGTTGATCAATGTCCCGTCCCCACTGCCAAGTGTGCCGCACGTTCCCTCTCAACGGGGAGGTTGAATGCCGTGACTGTGGAGCCACGCTACCTCCATATACAGTTATCCAACCACCACCTAGTTTGGATGATGCCAAACCCCAGCTAGGTCCAATTTCCGACCTGTATGACCAGTGGCACGGTAAGAAGGTAAAGGTGAAGGACAAGCCAATCCAGGGCGTGGTTACTGGTGCCGATTCTTGCCACGGTGACACCAACAAAGACGGGGAGTACCTGATAATCAAACTGCCAGAGGAGAACGCCTTTGGCCGCCGTTTCCACTACGAACCTGTTGCTAACGTGGAGGAAGTGAAGTGAAAACTGAACAGCAGATCAATGATGCCCGGAAGACTATTCGTCAGAAGATACTCAGAGAAGGGCTCTCAGATGGGCAACTGCAACTCCTTTCAGGAATGCTTCTAGGGTTAGTGTGGACTGTAGATGGCGAAAGCACGGAGACGATGGATCGACTGTTAGCTGGGGAGTCTATAGCTGCTGGTAAAGACGCGACCAAGGCTACACAACGCCTCCGTTCTGGCTTAGAAGAACTGAAGTAAATTTCTACTCAAACGATGGACATTCGCTCCAATGAAAACCAAACCAGCCCAGAAGCTCCGCTATCCCAAGCCCGATGACCAGCGTGCTCCTAAGCCATTGACCCCAGAAGGGGTTGGGGAGCTGCTGTATCAACTACAAAAAGAACTGAGCCACACACCCAAAACTGCCAAACCCCTCAAAGGCGGTATTGGTCTTTCTCCCACAAAAGCCCCGGCCCCCCTGTTAACTAATAAACGCCAACTATTTCGGCAGCTTGCCCTCGACACTGAAACCACTGGCGTTGACTTGTGGCACGGCTGCAAACCCTTCTTTGTATCTACTTGTGACGAGGAAGGTGAGCTAACCTTCTGGCAGTGGGACGTAAACCCCAAGACACGAGAAGTCGGCTACTGGGCAAATCCCCAAGGGCTGCCTACTAATCCCTACGCCCTTATGTCCTGCAACAAGTGGATAAACGGTCCACCTAAAGCAGATAAAGCTGAGCTCAAGAAGCTAATAGCCGAACATCACTTTATACTCCACAATACAAAGTTCGACGTTCGTGCTCTAGAGATGCTGGGGCTGCCTCGCATTAACTTAGGCACCTGTCAGGACACTCTCATTGCCAGCCATGTACTTTGCTCCAACGAGTCCCACGGTCTCAAAGAGCTAGGACTACAGTATCTCAACATCCGTGACGACGACCAACAAGACTTACGGGATGCCACCAACGAAGCCCGCCTTATCGGTCGCAAGTTAGGTTGGGCCATAGCCCAGGATGGAGGCCACCCTCACTTCCCAGCTACCCGTAAGGCTCCCAAAGCTGGCTGGTGGGTCTTCGACACTTGGCTCCCGCGAGCAGTAGCTCGTTTCTACAACTACCCAGAAGACCATCCCTGGTGGACGGTTCTGGAAACCTACGCCCTCCGTGATGCTGAGCGTACCTACGGTCTCTGGTGGTTACAGCTAGAAGCCCTGGAGCAACAGGGCCTTCTACCACTCTACGAAGAACGCCGTCGTTTGCTAGAAGCCATCTACGAGATGGAGCATATGGGCGTAACCGCCAGCCGCCAACGCCTTTCATCAATGGACAAAAAGCTGGCCAAGGAAGCTGCCACTCTGGAGAGCCGCTGCTTTGAAATTGCCCGTGAGGCTCCTGCTCCTGGTGCCAAACCCAAGAAGGGGTTTGCCCACCGCCCTGTTGCCAAAATAGACAATCTAGCTTCCTGGAAGCAGTTAGAAGGTCTCCTCTATGGCACTTGGAAGATACGCCCTGGGAAGCGTACCGCTACTGGCTACAGCACTGACGCCAAGACACTCGAAAGTCTCCTCATTCGCCCCGAGCTACAAGGAACGCTTCAGCATGAGTTTATCTGGAAGCTGCTTGCCTTCAGAGGAAGAGAAAAGTCCCGAGATTACCTTGAAGAATACATCCTTCGGGGAATGCCCAACGGCACCGGCTGGCTCCTACTACACCCATCTTTTAATCCAACGGGAACAGACACTACACGTTTCTCCTCTTCCCAGCCCAATGCTCAGAACATCGGAAAGGGCGGTAAGCGAGATGATGACCCGATTCCGAGCCTTCGAGAAATCTTTGGACCAATGCCCGGCAGGGAGTGGTTCTCTATCGACTACAGCAACATTGAAATGAGAATCTTCAGCTACAAGGCAGAGGACCAAAAGCTGATCGAGACGTTCGAGACCGGCTACGCGGTTCACTTAGTGTTTGCTGAGATCCTTTTCCCCACAGAGTTCGCGGCGTGCAGAAAGGAAGCTAGTGGAGATACCCACAAGGCCGGTGACCTCTTCAAGAAGAAGTACAAGACCACTTTCTACCAGTGGACCAAGAACGGAAACTTCGCTCTGCTGTACGGAGCAGGTCGTGATAAAGCTGATAGCACTTACCACCGTCCAGGAGGATACGATGCCATCCGCAAAAACCTTCCGCGGGTCGATTACTTCCTTGCGAAAAAGGATGCTGAGGCTAAGGCATACGGTTATATCACGTGCGAAGGTGGATACCGTCTCTGGGTTCCGCCCACCGAACCTCACGTTGCTGTCAATTACTATGTCCAGGGTACTGCCGGATGGTGCATGGTTCTCGCCATAAATCGTGTCCACACGTACCTCAAGACGTTGAACGAACGCATTCGTAGGGGAGGCCCCAAGGCAGGGGAACCTACCTACCGTATGATCATGACCATCCACGACGAGCTGGACTTCGATTTCCCCAAGCACCAGCGTAACAAACAGGTGATCGAAGAGATCGGCCGCATTATGGCCTCTAGCGGAGACGCCATTGGCATCCCTACCCCAGTTGAGATCAGCCGCCATAGCCAGAACTGGTCGAAGGCTGATGAAGGAGTGGAGTTCAATGTTGCCTAGCATCCCCAAAGACCCCCTAGAGCGTTTCTTCTACTGGACACAGGAACGCTACCAAATCCACCATCTCCGCCAGCAGGGTTGCCCAAAGCCCTGGAGCAAAGACCCTGTCATGCAATCCGTCTTCTTCACCAACCCCTACAGGGAGATGGACCGCACAACAGTCTGGTTCCGTGAAGCCTACCGCGACAAGTGGAAGGACCACAAGAATGTCCTCTTTGGCACCCTGGCCTTCCGTCTATTCAACCTGATTAGCACCGGCAACATGCTGCTGGAGTACAACCTACTGAATTCCTGGCAATCTCATGTCTGTCTGAAGGAACTCCGCAAGCTGGTGGCAGCCAAGAAGCAAGTATTCACAGGAGCCTACATCATCAAGCTCTACAACGGTATGCCCAAGATCGAGGCAGCCGTTGATATCCTCAGCCTTGTGTGGAGGGACCGCGAGCAGTTATACCTGGACCTCGTGGACAACAACCCAAAGTCTCACCCAATGAGCCTGGAAGTTGCTACCAGTCGGCTTATGCAATACCCCCAAATGGGACCTTTCATGTCCTACGAGGTGGTATGCGACCTCCGCTACACGCACATCTTGGAGAACGCACCTGACAAGCTGACGTGGGCTAACCTCGGCCCAGGTGCCAACCGTGGACTATACAGAGTGTTCCCTACCCCAATGGTCTCCTACGCTCGCGGTGAAACGCCAAAGTTCCCAGGTGCCCTCCAAAAGATGCGTGAGCTATTGCGGCTTAGCAAGGATTACCTTCCCTCGAAGCAGTGGCAGGTGGAAGGGGAACCGATTATACATTCTCTAAAGATAGGTGGGCGTCAAGTTAAAGCACCACGCAAAACATACATAATCCCCAAGATGCCTGTACTGGAGATGCGGGAGATAGAACACAGCCTCTGCGAATTTGATAAGTACGAACGTGCCCGCTTGTGTGACGGTAACATCAAACGCAACTACCAAGGAGTAAGGTGATGGAATTCTTTACTAGACTCTGGATAATTTTGTTCCCAAAGGCTAACAACCAGCAGAAGGAATATTATGAGGGAGTGGAGGCTTACTATTCTGGTAAGAATGAACAGGCGAATCCTTATGTGGGGAGCTATGCCCCTTGGCAGGCTAAAGAGTGGTCCGAAGGATTTAGAGGAACCAGATGATGATAGCCGTCCAAACCATCCGCGACAGACCTGTCCGCTACCGCCCAGACACCTCCGACGAACGCGTCCTCAAGGAGGTGATAGATGGCCAGTGCTACCGGAAAGCCATGCTGGGCTTCGAGGTAGAAGAAGGCGAACACTGGTTAGACCTAGGTGCCAACATTGGGGCGTTTGCTCTTTACTGCCACTTCCTAGGTGCTACTGCTGACTGCTACGAACCAGATGGGGAAAACTTTGAAATCCTCTGCAAAAACCTCCAAGGGCTCAAGGGCTTCACAGCCCACAACTCCGCTGTGACGGTTCACGAAGCAGACACTATCCAGTTCTACAAGGGCACCCGTGCTGATGACCGCTATCGTTATACGGCAATAAAATCCACCCGCCCCTATGCTATCGTACCGAACATACACGTTTCCCAACTGTTCAAGGATCGCGGCTACAACCAGTGGGACGGCTGCAAGTTAGACATTGAGGGCAGCGAGCTCCTCATGCTAGACGATGAGTGGTGCCCTCCAGCCCGCAAGGTCTGCATGGAGTACCACCTAACCAAAGACCCATGTATGAAGAACTTTCGCCGTCGCATGAAGTTCCTGCGGTCACAGTTCCGAACTGTCAGTTATATCCCCAGTCTGGACCAGAAGTACGAAGGTGACAAGTACCCCGGCTTCTATGACAGGCTGATCTTTTGTATGAGGTAGTTATGCTTAACGTCCACCGTCCGGGCAGTCGCATACAATCTGGAAACCACCTTACCGTTATTGTCGTGGAAGTATTGATCTCTTCAGATGACTGCATCAAGTACAAATGCTCCTGGTGGGATGGAACTACTCGCTACGAGCAGTGGTTACATCCAGAAGAGTTGGAGTATGTTACTGAACCTTACCATATTGGCTTTCTACCTTCGGAGAACAATCATGCCTCTAGCAACTCAGGTCGTAAGTCGCACGCTACCAAATAGCCCAGGCTGGTATTGGTATCGCCTGTCTCCTGAATCTCCTTGGCAACCTACAGAGGTGGTGGACAACGATGGGTTAGCTGCTAAAGTTCTTACCCAGGAAGGAAACAAGAATCGCTACGACTTTACTTTCTTCCCTTTGTACTCTCTCGACGGCGAATGGGGAGACGAGATCTCCCTCCCCAAGCGTGCCCTTTCCGCCAAGGCTGTTACGACTACCCGTATCGGTTCCCATTCCCCACAGAATGGCGAGCCCCGCCAGAGGAGACACTTCAAACCTGACCCCAACCAGAAGATAGACCCAGACAAACTGGCCAAGTTCTTCTATTGGATGAACGAACGTCACCAGATGCAACATCTACGGATGGCTGGTGCTCCTAAGCCCTGGACAAAGGACGTTACCCTCCGCGATAACTTCTTCTGTAACGTGTTCCGGGAACTTGACAAGAATACCACATGGTTCCGAGAATTTGTCCGCAACCCATTGCAGAGGAACCCGGCTGTGGTTTTGGCCACCGTTATCTTTAGATGGTTCAACCATGTACCTACGGCGATCAGTTTGCTGACTGGCAGCAACACAGAAACTGACTGGAAGCTTGGTGATCAAGTTCCTGATGCCAAGACTGCTACTCGTTGGTTAAAGGGTTCCCTGTTCACCAACTGGGACGGCAAGCGTGCCTATGAGCTCCTAAAGGACCACAAGCAATGCTTCACTGGAGCTCATGTAGTTGCCAGCGGAGTCGGCTCTAACAAGCTGAACTCTGTCATCACCTGCATTGACAACGTAGCTCAGGGGTTAGACGTGGAGGATATTGGCATCCGCAAAATGCAAGCGGCTTGGGGATACTTGCAGAGCTTCCCGGCTATCGGTCGCTTCCTGGCCTACGAGATTGTCTGCGACTTAAGGTTCACAAACGCCATTTCGCATGATGATTCTCTCCAATGGGCCAATGCCGGGCCTGGAGCCATGCGTGGTCTCAATCGACTGTTCGGTCGCCCTATGTACTTTCAGAAGGAAAGCTACAACTGGTTGTCGGAGATGAAGCAACTGTTCAACCTGTGTCAGCCAGAACTCAAGAAGGGAGGAGCTCTTGAATCGCTCATCAAGCCACTACCTTTCTACCCAGGAGCCAAACCAGCCGTTCCCCTATTTGAGCTCCGCGAGGTAGAATCTTCACTATGTGAGTTTGACAAGTACATGCGTGTTGCCTATCCTATCGCGGAGGAAGATTATGAACCAGGAGCCAACCCCAAGCAGAGCAAACGGAAGTATAAGGGGGTTTGAAAGACCCACCATTCGTCAGTTACACGACTACCAACGTGCTACTAAGCCACTATTCGATCTGCTCGGGCGAATAATGGACAACCTCAAGTTCTCCGTACACATTGATCCAACAGGAGAACGTCCTCCGGAGATCTTTTATGAATGGACAGCAGAAGCCCTCAAAGCAAAGGAGCAGATCGAAGAGGCTGTTGTCTGCATCTACAAGAAGTGTTTCGGACACGACCGCACTTCACAAGCGTAAGTTCCTCAACCACATTTGGGAGACACCACTCATGGCTGATCCAAACGTCCTCGATGGCAATCGTTACCCAGAACCTAACCAAATTGGCGAGCGGCAGATCGCCAAGGAGATCACGGAGCAAATGTTCGGCACCAAAAGTGCCTACGAGTTCAATCGCCAGAGTCAGAAGATGCAGCTCGACCTCTTTGGCGGTTGCGTCCCTGACTTACTCGGCGATGTGTTCGAGTTTCACAAAGCGTTTCATCACCCTGTCCTCAAGACCTGTGCCTTTCCCCCACAGAATCGCCAGGAATTCCGCAAGGCTGTTCTGCACGAGGAACTCGATGAGTTCGACGAAGCCTACGAGAAACAGGACATGGCTGGCATGGCCGATGCTATTGTCGATCTGATTTACTACGCGATCGGCTGGGCACTGGAGTATGGCGTTCCTCTCGCGAAGGTCTGGCAGGCAGTCCAGGACGCCAACATGTCCAAGCTGTGGACATACGAGGAATGTCAGACCATTACCGAGAAACGTAAGGAAGGTTGGTCAGCCAAGTGTGTAGCCCCAGAGGGAGCCCCGCTCGTCTTGACTGGGCCTGAAGCCACTCGCTGCTACGCCGTCTATGATGGAGCCGGCAAAGCCAGGAAGCCTCCAAGCTGGGTGCCCCCAGATGAGAAGATTCACGCTATCATCAACGAGGCTATGCGGATATCTGAACAGGAGACTAATCGTGCCAACTGGAACGCCAGCCTCGCGAGGCTTGAAGAGCAGATCGAAGAAGAGCCACGCATTGGCTCCATCACGGACCTCGAAAACGAAATCAAGGACGAGTCCACTCGTCTTGGAGAATCAACAGCCTCGAAGGCAGAGTACGAAGATCAAGTCCACGGGGAAGAAGGGGATACACGCTAACCTCCGCCTATTCGCCCTGTTCCTCCCCCACCGCTCTGGTGCTGGGTACGCCGCCGAAGTATGGACCCAAAACCTAATAAACGCCACCCGCCTCATTGGGGCGGCTTTGGACAAGCAGCCCAAACAGGCAGACATCCACGACTGCACTGCCTGGGAATGGATGCCATACACAAAAACCATGAAGCCACAGGAGGTACGTATAGCTGAGTGGTACACAGAGATGCTGAAGGAGGAGCGTCACCAAACTGTTGCTAGATTTCGTTCACAAAGGAAACAAGATGCACCTATACTACCGCAACGTCAACGACGCCTTTACTGAACTCTGCAAGGGGTTCAATAGTGGAAGGTTCTCGGGAATGGCAATCTACCCAAACACCTACGCTTTCAACAAACGCCAACAACTCCCTGTGAGTTATGAGCCACCTATCTCCCATTCCCCCAGCCGCTATGGAGAAGTGTTGGTCATCAACGAACCAGTAACCATCACCTACACCAACCCTCTTGAGCGTTGCTTGTTCAACTACGAACGGGACGCCAACCCCTTCTTTCACCTGTTTGAGGCCCTCTGGGTTCTAGCTGGCAAGGATGAGATTTCCTACCTCGAGCACTTTACTCCCAAGGTAAGGGAATTCTCCGATGACGGGATAACGTGGCATGGTGCTTACGGAAAGCGGTGGCAGAAGGTACACCAACTTGAGTCTGCCATCAACATCCTCAGAAGAGACCGTAGCTGTCGCCGTGTGGTACTCAGCATGTGGGAGCACACGGACCTCAAGAGAGTCGAAAATTTTCCCACTTGCAAAGACGTCCCCTGTAACCTGGACGTGATGCTCCTCCCACGTGGGGACTTCCTCGATCTTACTGTTATCAACCGCAGCAACGATATGATCCTGGGAGCTCTTGGGAGCAACTACGTCACATTCTCCTTCCTCCTGGAGTACATGTCCCTGGCAACCGGGTTCAAACCCAACGTCTATAGCCAGATAACTAACAACCTCCATGTGTATGCAGGAGCCAATGGTCTCTGGTCTGGTAAATGGTCTCCTGAGAAGCTGCTCAAGAGTGGTGAACTTGCTGATCCATACGTCCGTCAGCATCTGCGTCCTCAAAGCCTCTTTCAGCTTACGGAGGACAGCAAAGATTTCATGACTGAACTTGGCTTTTTGTTCCATGCACCAGACTTCACTAAGGAGTACAACTGCTACTCCAGTGAGTTCAGCAACAAATTTCTCCAGCACACCGTCCGCCCAATGCTGCTCGCCTGGAACGACCACAAGGCACGCAACTACACTCGTGCTCTCGCTCACTGTTTGGAGATCGCCAGTCCAGATTGGTCAATGGCTTGCGGCTCCTGGATTGAACGTCGTGCCTATGCCTGGCAGGAAAGGAACACTAATGCCTCTCTACGAACTGATTAAAGACCTGTTGCACTTCTGCTTCCAAAGCTGCCTGATGGTCATCCTGATGGCTATACTGGCATTCGTTCTCTTCTTTGGAGGGCTGATATGACGATCGATACTGCCCGAAGAGCACTCGAGGTCGAATGGACGTCTGCCAAAGATGGTGGCTACAAGACGGGACGAATAGTCCTAGTGTCTGATCCAGCTATGCCCAACATTCTGGTTCCCATCCGTCGTATAGTGGACCAAGTACCCACAGTCTCCGGAGTTGTAGCTTGCACACGTTTCACACTCATCCGCCATAGTTGCACAGGAGAACTTGAGTACGTCCAAGATACCTTACTGCGTCCCCGTCCCATGCGTGAAGACTATGAAGACAAAACCCAAAGTACGAAAGCCAGCTAAGAAGGGGTGCAAGTGCATACAGCAGATTGACAAAGAGCTCGCGAAGTACAACACCTGTCTGGAAACAGAGCTCGTGATAAACTTCAAGGACGGCACCTACCGCGTTGCCCTGCCTCTGCCAACAGCCAAAATCAACCCCAAGTTAAAGGGAAGCAAGAAGACCGTGTTCGGCTCGTTCTGCCCAGTATGCGGAAAGCCCGTTGACAAAACTATGCGTAAGGACGACGGAAAATGAACAATCTGCAACTGACACTCGAAACCATCGCCAGCATTGACATCCAAACCCTCATCAAGAAGGATGCTGAGTACGGCTCCTCCTGGAAGAAGCGTGGAGGTACAGGAGCCTTCCACCAAGGCATCGCCCGTAAGTGGGACCGTCTGGAGGAGCAACTGAAGGTTCCTGCCAAAGCCACCTATCGTATCCCACCTGGACCAGAGTGGCAGAAGGAAATCCCTGAGTACGATATCTTCGCTCGCATTGAAGCCGGCGTAGGCGGCAGCGAGTCCATTCTGGAAACCCTTCGCGATCTCCGCCGCTACTTGCTATTGGTGGAAGCAGAGATTGAACACCGCAAGCAGGTGGACCGCGGTGGTACAGTTCCAAACCGCCCCCTGACAGACGGTGAAATAGTCACTAAGGTTGAAGCCGCCAGACCTGCCGCTCGGATGTCGAAGGAAATGAAGGACGCAATAGACAGCGATGACCTAGCAGCTAGCCTCCGCTCTCAACGGAACGCCGAGGAATCAAGGGTGCGATTCAGAAACGCCCAAGATGCTGCTAGGTTCTTCATGCGATATGCAGCAACCCTTGATGGTGTTAGAATCGCCCCTCACGTTCAGGCCCTCTGCGATTTCTTTGGTGTGTCTCGTCAGTAACATCCTTTCTCCCACAGAATTTAGGCCCGTCCCAAAATGTTCCACACCATCTTCCTAGACCTGTACGGCGTACTGTTTGACTTCCATACGGAAGCAGCACGTATGCACCAACGCGAAGGGATGGACCTTTCGCATATCCACCAAAACGGCCCAGAGATGCTGAGTCGCGGCGTTCTCTACAAGAACTGGCCAGTAGGCCAGACCTTACAGAAGTACCTATCCAACTCCAACGGTAAGAACCTCTTCCCAGACAACGAAGAGTTCATGCGGCCCACCAGGACAGACCCAACGTTCTGGAAACGGCTTCTGCCTTACACCTGGAACCAACTGCTTGTAGGCTTCCTCAAGGATAACTGCAAGCATCTATGCATCCTGTCTCATAGCGACTGGCATCCTCACGCCAACGCTGGAGCACGCCATCTACTAAACCAGTATGGTATGCAGGACCTGGAGCTTATAACCATATCCGGTCTGGACGTTCCAGCCAACAAGTGGCGGCTAGTTGCTCCAGACTCTCTGCTCATCGATGATTACGAAAAGAACATCAACGCCTGGATGATGGAGTGTCAAGCCCGCTACAGCAAGCCCGGCAATGCCCTTGTGTTTCCCCAGCCCTGGAACGTAAACTATCAGTTTGCTAATAACCCCCTGGCATTCATCAAGAGGTACTTTGCAGAAAGGAACTGCAATGCCGCCTGAACGTCCCTACTGTAATCCTACTCCTTCCCAACCACTTCGCAAAGTTGTACGCGGTGCTGTTGAAGAACTCCCTAGCGGTTTGTTGCTCGCCCAGGACACGGAGGTGCTTGAGGTCCAAGCAGGAGCTAAACAGCCTCAATGCTCGGAGGAACCTTTGTATTACTGTCTCCACGTTTACCGATTTTCCGACATAGCCAAGTTCCTCGAGATCGTACGCAAGGAAGGGGCCTACTTGGTCCTTGTCCACCCCGCCGTCGGAGAAAACTGTATCTCTAGCGGTTGGGACATTATCTACCGGCACACCAAAGAGCTAGGCATGGAGATACTATACTAACATACGAGGACATAGCCGAAGCACTGAGGTACGCCCGCCAGCAAGACTCAGGCAGCCCAGAGTCGGCCGCTCAACGTGGCCTATCTCCTCAGCAGTATGCAGAAGAACTGGCTCAGTCTTCAGAAACAAAGTATGGCCACCACCCCCACTGTCCAGAAGTCGCCCGAAGACTACGCTCCGGAGAGTTCAACACCCTCCTAGCCGCATTTATGGGATACAACGGATAACATGACGCAAGCACCTGAAAAACTCCGCCCGTATGAATTCCATGGCATCACCCTCGACTGGAAAGACAAAGAGTGGGCCTTAGGCACCTGCCCCTTCTGCCTCAAAAACAACCACTTCTTTGTCAAAGTAGAAGACGGTCGCATGAAGTGCCAGCGGTGCATGGCCGAGGGAAACGTGTACACCTTCCTGGCAATGCTTCATGAAACCAGCTTCACTAAAACCACCCAACAGGATTATGAGAAACTAGCCCAGTGGAAAGGGGTCTCTGTTGAAAGTCTCCGCACGTTCGAGCTTGCCAAATCCATAATCACCAACGAGTGGATTGTTCCAGCCCACAACACAAAGGGTGTCCTATCCAATCTCTATCGCTACGTAAACGTAGCTGGAGACATTTGGGCACTGCGAGGAACCCCCACCTGCAAGATTCACCCCTTTGGCCTTGCAGAATATAGGAGGCAACCGGCCAAAAGCAAGCTGGCAGTCAACGAAGGGCTGTGGGACGGGTGTGCCATGTACGACGCCTTGACCACCCATCGGGACGCGGGCAAAGGTAAGCTAATAAAATCCAGCGACCCGGCCAAGGTGCTCTATGCCAGTACCGCCATCCTGGCAGCTCCCGGTGCCAACAACTTCCAGCTTGAATGGTTCGAGTACCTCGACGGTAAGGAAGTCGATCTCCTCTTTGATAATGACCACCCCAAGCTCTATCCAGCCGATCATGAGAAGGCTGGTGAGCTTATGGTCGTACGTGGCAAGCACGTCCGTCCTGGCTGGGATGGAATGGAACGTATCCGCAGTTTGCTCTGCAAATCTGCCAAGCAGCCTATCCGCCTGCGAACTCTTCATTGGCATACTGACGGCGGGCACAACCCTGACCTGCCCGACGGTTGGGATGTGCGTGACCACCTGACCACACACTTACCACGGGACGCCGAAGCCAAAGGCGTGCCCAGAGGTTTCCCGCTTGGCCTTGCCGGTTTGCTTGCCATGCTCAAGGAAGTCTCCTTCACTTCTCCCACAAAAGCAGCGGCCCAAGAAGAACCCAAGGTCAAACCGATTGAACGCACTAGCTTCGATGAGCTCTGTCAGGACTACGAGAAGGTCTATCACTTTACCCAAAACATCAAAGACACCCTCGCGATCATGCTGGCAGCAATCCTTAGCACAGAAGCCGAGAAGACCAACCATCTCTGGCTACGTGTAATCGGCCCCCCCGGTTCGCTAAAGTCCACCCTCGCTGAAGCTGTGTCTGCCGCCCGCGAATGGGTCATGCCAAAATCCGTAATTACTGGATTCCATTCAGGCTTTGTGGACCCCAGCGGTTCTGGTGAAACCGCCAGTCTTATCCCTAAGTATAACAATCATACTGTTGTCATGAAGGATGCCGACACGCTCAGCAACAGCCCCAACCGCGACCAAATCCTCCGTGAGCTACGTGACCTGTACGACGGCACCAGCCGCTCTGAGTACCGCAACAAAACAGGGGACGATTTTGAAAACATCCGCATGACATTCATCCTCTGTGGCACAGATAGTCTGCGAGCTCTCAATCGCACTTTCCTAGGCGAGCGGTTCCTCGACTGTGAGATTGTCAGTCGTGACGAAACAGACAATGGGCTGTACCTCAAGCGGTCCATCAAGAATACCTATGCCTCCTTACTAGACGGTTTCCAACCTATTGCAGATGAGGACAAAGCCGATGCCCCAGAGTTCATCAAACAAGTCACGTACGGATTCATCAAGTATCTCAAGGAAAACCTCAAGACGTTTCCGATCCCCCGTCTCTCTAGTGATCGAGAGCTCCACCTTGAAGCAATGGGTCAGTTCGTTGCTAAAATGCGAGCACGACTCCAAAAAACCGATGATCCTATCTATAAACCTCGAACTGAGTTCGGAACTCGAATCTGTTCCCAGCTGACAAAGATGGGGTTCTTCCTCGCACTGGTCCTTGGACATGACGAATACGACGATGAGATAGTTCGACTGCTATTGAAGATTGTCAACGATACCAGCATGGGGTTCCAGTACGAGATTGTCTCCCAACTAGCAAGCGTACACTTCGCGGACGGGAAGGCCACCAATGGTTTTGCTTCGCTATCCATTGGTCTCGACCAACGCGAGCTCTGTTCGGTCATTGCTGCTCCAGAAACCACCACCCGTCGAATGCTAGGCGACTTGCTAGAGTTCGGCATCATCAAACGTCAGACGGAACCTAACAACTCCGGGCAGAGAGGCCGCGACCGGCATAGATGGGTTCTTTCCCCACAGATGGCAGCCCTCTGGGCAAATGTGTATGGGCTGACTAATGGACTACCTACTACTGCTAAAGGAGCCAAACGTGGCAGACGTTCTAAGGCTTAGGAATTACAAGACCTACTTGTCAGACGGGATGAGTTCTATTACGTGTGACGTTGTCCCAAAGTCTGAAGTTCTTGTAGCTCTTGAACTGGGTTATGAGCCACAGAAGATTACGGACCCTTCTGAACGGGTGGACATAGACGACAGAATTCTGAAAATGGCCGAGTGGATCAAACTCAAACGTAAGGAGGAAAAGAATGCTCGTACTAAGCAGACACCGAGACGAAAGCATCAAAATCGGTGATAACATAACCGTCACCATCGTTGATATCCGTGGTAACAAGGTACGCCTCGGCATCGAAGCCCCCGATAGCGTACCCATTCACAGGCAGGAGGTGTGGGAGGCTGTACAACGTGAAAGCAGAAGGAACGCACCACCAGCGGAGGGGCTGCCAGACCTGAAAACATGACACCACGTGGATTTCTGCTCGCCAACCTTCATGACTATCGGAGAATTGCAATGGACCAACAGATTTATAAAGACCTGGAAGCCAGCTTTGAGGATATGACGCCTGACAAGTTTATGGCCCTCTCCAAGATGGTGGTGGACTTGAATGCCCGCCTCTTGGCTGCTGAGAAGAAGATAGTAGAACTGGAGTCATGTATTGGTCAGCGTGACACGCAGTCTTCTGCCCTGGCTGATACGCACTGAGGCCCGGCCCCTAGTTTGCTAATAAACTCCAAAAACCCTTTGGGAATCCCCCGAGGGTTTGCGTTTCGAAAATCGGGGAATTTTTTACAGATTCAAAACGCTATATCCCCCGTACAGCAAAACCTCCTTTTCCTATTGCGGACCTCTTACCTACAATGGGGGAGTATGGGTAACCTCCCTCCAAAGTGGGGGTTCCCAAGAGGCACCCCTCCTAGGTGGGATATCAGCCATTCCCTCCCTGGTGTATTGTTCTGCTACATGCTTCCCTCCCCTGGTTAGGGCTCCTTCCCACCAGGCACCTCAAAGTGGGGTATCCTTCCTAATCCACCGCCTTCCCTCCGCTGTGAGGGTGTGCATTAATCGTGGTGCTCAGCCCCGTGCGGCGTGTTGCTTGCCCTACTGACCGTCAGCCCCGCGTGGCTTTGTTGCCACCCGCTTGACAACACCTATTGCTTACCCTACCATTAGCCGATTGGTAGTGCTTAGCTGCGGGCTTTCGCTTGCGGTAGCCGCTACCAAAACACAAGGGGAATGACAATGAAAACGGCTTCAAGGACCACCTGTCACGTTTGCGATAACAGGCAGATTGGTGACGATGGGCAGTACGAGTGGCCATGCCCCTGGTGTTGCCCTCAGCAATTTGCGACTTGGGCAGCACTATCTAGCTCGCAGTCGCTTGTTGCTGCCGTGCTGATGATTAGCGAGGTGCCTGATGGTGCGGCTACCATACGTGCGGCCCTTGCCGATTATCACCACTAGCCCTAGCCCTACCCTACAACCGATCCGCCCTACAGCCAGCCTAACCCGCTGGCTGTTTTCGTTGGCGGGTAGCCCTTGCCACGGTTTGCCCGCCTAGGCCCCTAGCAGCCCCGCTGTAGCCCTCGCCGGCCTAGGTGGCTACTTAGGTACCTTTTCCCACAAAAGCCCGCCAGCGGGCTGCCTAGGCGTTTATACGGGCTGCCAAAATGGCAGGCTATTTGCCGCCTGCCCGATGGTGGGATATCTGCTAGTAGCTGGCTGGCATCTTGTCAGCCTACGAAAAAACCCCGCCAGCACTAGGGCTACTGGCGGGGTCGTGCTTGCCGCGAGTGGGCAACCACAAGGGGACACTACTCAGCGGCTACGGGTTCGCTGGTGGCTGCCTTGGGCTTGCGGGCTGCCTTAGCCTTGCCCTTACCAGCGGGCTTACCGTTCGCCTTCGCCTTGGCACCTTTGCCCTTGCCCTTCGCTTTGCCCTCGCCAATCGCCCTACGAGCGGGCTGCCCATCGCTGCCGTAGCGAGTGCTATGGCGACCCTTCTCGTTCATGCCGTGCTTGCTGCCGTTATAGTAAGCCCGCCAAGTAGGTATGGCCTGATGCTGCCCATTGCGGGGCTTGGGAAATTCAGCCCGCAGCATAGCTGCTAGGGCATCGTCGTCCAGCTTGGCCGATTCGTTGCCTGCCAGCAAGCACGTTACGTAGTGAACCAGCTTGAGACCAGTTGTCTTGCCTGCGGTCGCCCCGTCGTGGCGTTCCTTGTCGAGCACCTTGCTACGTAGCTCCGGTAGCACTGCAACCTTGAAAGAAGCCTTAGCCATTGTCATTCCCCTTGTGTAACCCTAGCTGCTAGTAAGCCCTACCGTGCTGCCCACTAGGGCGAGCGAAAATGCGGGGGCAACTAACGTGCTAGGCGTCAACGTGGGGCAGTATCGACCAGCCCGCCAAACATGCCAACCCCCACTTGAGGGGATGCCACCTGCAAACTGCCCCCCGTACACGCCATAAACCCTTTGCCACTTCTAACTTCTGGCGTGCAAAATATTTGCTAATAAACGCCAAAATAACCGCCAGCCCCCTATTGCCCCGGCTATTTTGCCCTCGCCCTGGCAGCCTTTTGGCTGACGTGTTACCTACCCGCTCGCCCATGCCACCTACCTAGCTGCCGAGCTACCTGCCTAGTTGGCTGGAAGTCTGTACACGCCTATAGGCAGGTATGACCCAAGGGTCAAGCCATTAGAGGCAACTGCCTGCTAGGGGGCTGTACCTCAAATACCTACGGGCCGCTTGCCCGCCCTTGCCTGCCCTAGCTACCATACCCTACATTGAGGGGATGTGTGCTACCGACCTGCCCCCTACCCTACTGCCTCCCTCTTGCGGGGGTCTCAGGGGGAGTGTATGACTATGCGACACCCTCCGTCAGGTGGTGATGTCTACCTGTCCCCTCTGAGAGGGAGTTTTGCATCCATCCCTCTGGGGTGGGGGTCCTCCCACGCGGTAGCTATCGCACGC